ATTTTTTAGCCATACGAGTTATTTATTATAAATATGAATCAAATTATGTTCGTATGTTTCTAAATTATTAATTGTTATTTTAAATATATCTAATTCAAATGTACCTACTTCACCTGACTCAGCTATTATTTCTGGTAATTGAGTTAATATGTTAAATAATTCTTGAGTTAATAATTTACCATCAAATTTAACTATAATATCATTATTAGGTACAGTATGTTTTATTAGTTTAAATTTACTTTTAAGATCAATTTTAGTATGTGGTTGCTCATTTTCATAATAAGTAGCTTCATTAATACCTAATTCATCATCTGTATATAAAGTATTACACCATGGTTCTAAAGCTGTTATTAATTGTAAATTGCAATTATCAACTACAAAACCAATATCATACTTATGAGGTATAATTGGTTTTAAATAATCATCATGTTTAACAAAATGTCCCCACTTACGAATAAAATTTCTAGCATTTTTACTTGTTGTATAAATCCATTCTTCACTATTTTTTCCAGCACTACCTCCTGCATGTTTATTAAATCTACTTCCTCTACTAGTAAAGTGATAAACTAAACCATCCCATGATTGAATCACTTTATATCCTTTTAAAACAAAACGATTAAATAAATCACTATCTTCTTTTGATTGAGGAGCAAATAATTCATCATGTCCACCAATAGCTAAGTAATCTGTCTTATACATACACCATGGTGCAAATATACCTTCAGTTACTTTATCTTTATTTTGGGTTTCGAAAAATCCTATAGCATTCATAGATGCATTAAAATCAAATTGATCTACTTCATTCCCCCAATCTTGAGTTATTTTTTCTGGTCCTGGAGGATGTAATGGTGGTTCAATTCTAGTAGCACTAACTACAGTACCTGGTTTTAAATGTTTTAATATATTGGTATCTAAATTAGGTCCAGCTATCATATCTGCGTGAAAAGCAAATATAATTTCGGTTCTAGCCATTTCAATACCTTTATCAAACATGCCGACAATACCAATACGGTTTGGTCCTGGGTTGCGAAAAGTAAGTAAGTCTTCATCGTTTATTGATTTAATCCATTCTTGAGTTCCATCTTCACTAGCATCATCTAATATAAGTATTTCATGTTTAGTTGATAAATTACGAATTGATTTATACGCTAGTTGAAGAAATTCTAAATTATTTCTACTTGGTAGTACAAATGTTATTTTTTGCATAAATATTCTTTTATATAATCTTCAATATTTCGTTTAGGTGACCACCCTAATGTTTCTTTAGCTAATGGATCTTCACATAATGTTACAAATGCTTCTCCTGGTTTATCATCTTTATATATAACTTCTTTATTAAACATAGTAGATATTTCTTTAACTGAGTAATTTCTATTTCTGCCTAATTCAAAGATATAACCCCATTTTTGTTTTTCTAAGATTAGTATCAATGCTTCAACTATATCTTCAACATGGGTGAAATCTCTACGTTTTCTACCATCACCATATATAACTAATGGTTGTCCTTCTTCAACTTTTTTTTCCCATGCTCCAATTAATGTTGTATAACCACCTTCTTTTAGTTGGTATGGACCATAAACATTGTAAAAACGTGTTATTGTTGATTTTAATTTGTATATGTTTTCAAATAATTGAATTATTTCTTCTCCTATATCTTTACTAAAAGTATATGGATTAGTTAATTTACCAGCATGATGAGAACTACTACCAGCGTATATAAGTGGTATATTATTTTTAGCGCAATAACTAGCTAATTTTAAAGTACCATTAGCGTTTGTAGTAAAATATTCTTCAGGTTTATCAAATGATGGTTGTATCCTAGCTATAGCAGCTAAATGATATACAACATCAAATTCTCCCCAAGCGTTATAATCACTAATATTTCTAATATCATAATTAATATACTTAACTCCTGGTTGGTGATTTGATTCTAATCCTGTATTGTAATTATCTATAGATATAACATTATATCCCTTTTTAAGTAAGGCTTTAATTAGGTTAGTACCAACAAAGCCAGCTCCTCCTGTAACTAATATATTCATAAAATTTATTTTAATCTCAACATACCTGTTCTTTCAAACATAGTATTATAATACACTAAATCATTTTTATATTTATCTTTTAACTGTTTTATATCCTCAAGATAATGAATTTCTTTAGCTATTCCAACTTTATTTAATTCTAATCCAGCATATATTAAAGGCTCAAAATGTAATGATGGATGTCCATTATTAATACATTTATCAGCTATAATATTATAATTGTCTAAATTAAATACTTTACTATATAAATCTCTAGTTATAAAGAAAAATTCAGTCCTAATTGGTAAACTTTTATTATCAATTAAATTATAATTATCATCAAACATCCATTGTCTAGGTATACCAGCTAATTTTTTATTTGATTGAATATATTCTTTAACCATCCAATCTATATCATTTATATCTCTAAAAATCATATCTGCATGGTAATGTAAAATATAATCTTGAGTTAATAATTCATTAGCTGAACTTGCTAAAGCAAATGCACCCATATGTTTATTAGGATTATATTGTAACCAATTTATATTTAAACCGGTTTCTTGAGATATAAGTTTAATTTGTTCTTCATCTTCAAAATTAGTTATAAAATGTATTGGGTATTTGAAATTGAATTTATTATAAAACTCAGCTTGTATTTTAAACTCATTAACATCATAACATGTACATACTATATCAACCATGTTTTCCTCTTTCTAATTCATAAATAAAATCTGAGTCAGCATACCTATCAGATAAATATCCCATTCTGTCATTACCAAATATTTTATTAAATTTATATCCATTTAGATTAACCATTATGTTTCCCCATTGTATATTTTCCATTTTCCCATCATATGGGTCATTAATATATTCAAATCCATTTATACGTTTATAATTAAAATAAGTCATACAAATAAAACTACCTCTAATTGTTGTGTAACATTGTAATGGTGTATCAAATAATTCTTTATTAGTAGCTACATCTAACCAAGTATTAATTGAACCATAAGGTATAGATTCTTCAGTATTATTAGGTGTTATAATAGCATTTGGATCTAAATAAAAACCATAATTCATTCCATTAGCCATAACATCAAATTTATATGTGCTTGATAAACATAAATTTATAAAACTCCAATCTTTAATTATTATATCATCATGAGTAAAAAATATAAAATCATCATCATTTAAATTTAAATGATTTACTCCTTGAACATAACCTCCCCATTCTAGACCTATATTATCAAATAATTTCCAATCAAAATTATCTTTAATTATTTGAGGTGGATCTTTTCTACAAACCCAAAATACATTAATGTTGTCATTACTGTTTTTTAATTCAATAAGATCATTTATGTAATCAGGAAAATAATGCCATCCTATAATTATAAATTGTATTTTCATAACTCATTAAATAGTTTAAAATTTAGTTCAAAATTATCTTTTAAATATAAAAGTATATGTCTGAAGTTTTCATAATTATCTTCAGTCCAATTATTCTTATTGTATTCACCCCATATGTGAGATTGAAAATATATAGTATTATCTACCATTGTTATAGATTCTGTATTATGGATTGAACTTTCACCTTTAAATATTCTATTATTTACTTTAATATTATCATTAAGATGAGTATGAATTGCTGTATAATTAAATACTTCACTTACAGCATCAAAGCTACCTTGTGTTGCTAACCAACCTGGCATTCTCCATCCAGTGGGAGAATAACCTGTTGAATCCCATTCATGTAAACATTCTATTAATCTATCTTTAGCTTGATTATAATCTAGTTCTACAAACTCACACTCACGACAACTTGGATTATTAACTGTTCGTTTATGGTAATGTCCATGTCCTGCTAATTCAATCCAATTATACTGTTGCCAATAATGAATCCAGTCTTTATGTTTAGATAAAGGATATTTGTTATGATAATTGGATGGAGAAAATAAAACAAATTTACAGCCAAATTCTTTATTTAATTCTTTTAAATATTCTACTGACTGATCACCTTCACATCCCCAATTTTGTTCTGGGTGTGTATCATCTATTGCTACTATTATATTCATAGTTTATTAAAGTAATTATTCATTTTAAATATAAACTGTTCCTCACTGAAATGTGTTCTATAATTTTGTTTAGCATCACCACAACATTCAATATAAAACGTTTCATCAGTTTTTAATTTAATAGCTAAATTTCTAGCTGATTCTAAATCACCTAAATCAACACTTAATAATGGATGTATTTTTCTTTGAGTATCAGCTTCATTATATCCAATACAAGGTATACCTAAGAAACCACAGTTCATAGCAAATGTACCCGCAGCTATTGTAGGCATTAAATGTATAGCGTATTTAAATTCAGCTAATGCTTTAATCCAATCAACCCATTGTAAATAAGGTAAATGAGTAACTAATTGTTCTTCATTTGGTTGACGTCGTCCCATACTAGGACAATATATTGGTAAGTCAAATTCAGTAGCAATAACATAACTATCAAACCCACCATACCATCTAGTGAAGTTACCTCCTATTATAGTTTTATCTTGTAGTTTAATATTTTTAAATTCTAAAACACTATCCTCAACCATTAATGAAGGAATATCTTGTACTAATGCTTTTGGATTAATACCTTTAAAATAAGGTATATCAGTTTCATTTTCACTTAATATTCCATCTACACTAGTTAATAAATTATAATGCCATATTTGTTGATGTACTGGTAGATCTTGGTATATCCAACTAGGTCCTTCTTGCATAAACACTACTTTATCTGCTATTTTACGGACTTTATCTACTATATCAATATTATATAATTTATCTCTATCAGTTGGTGTTTTGGGTATTAATAACACTGCTACATCATATCTATTTGGTATGTTGTCTATATTAAATAAAGGATAATGATCAACTTGTAAAGCACACATTTGAGCAAATTCAACTCTCATGTTGGGATGATTTCTAGGTACTTTACCTATGAATCCCATTTGAGATAAAAATACTACATTCATAACATTAATTTAAGTTTATCAATATTCATTGATATATCACTGGGTACATTATTTGGTCTAAACTCTGATATAATATTTGAGTTTGTTTGTTTAGCTAATTGATATATTGTTTTTTTCTCTGTTCCTACATTATATAATCCATTAGCATTTTTATTTATCAATTGTATAACTAAATCAGCTATAACATCAACATAATCAAAATTTCCATATTGATCAATCCATCCTTTATTATACGGAAATGGTTTTGGTTTAAATGAACATCTACATATTAAATAATCATTATTATTAAACATAACATATTCATCTGCTAATAATTTTGAATATGAATAAAAATTTGGAGCTGGTATAGCTAAACCATTTTCATCAATATCAGAATCTGAATCAGCGTAAACATAATCTGTGGATATATGAATTAATTTTTTGTTTAATGTTTTACAAAGATTTGATAATTTAATAACAAAATGATAATTAATAGAATATATACTTTCTTTATCTGTTGAGTATGTGTCTGTATTAGCTAAACAATTTAATATGACATCATAATGCCCTAAATAAAAAGATAATGAATCATTAATAAAATCAATATTGTCTTTTTTTCTAGAAATATAATCCCATCCTGTTTGTCTTACAATCTCACTTCCTAATAAACCATCTCCTAGTACTAATATTTTCATTTAAATTTAGTTATAACATCATTTATATAATTAAATACAGGTTCTGTATAATGTGGAGCTGCTCCTATAAAAAATACCTTATCAAGTACTTTATTTGCTTCCGGATATAAATTATAGTCATCAAGTTTAGAATAACCTGGGTGTAGTAAGATATTACCTGCAAAATAATTTCTAGTTTGTATTTTATTTGCTTCTAGATATTCTACTAGTCTATGTTTTAATCCTGGTTCATCACATATAAATGGAGTACCAAACCAACATGGATCTGCTTTAGGTAATACATCTGGTATTCTTAGACCAGGTATATTATCAGTGAATATTTTAGATAAAGTATTTCTAGAAACTTTTCTATTAGCTTCAATTTCATCTAATTTATCAAGTTGAACTAAACCAATTGCACCTTGTAAATCTAATGGTTTTAAATTATATCCCATTTCACTAAACACATACTTATGATCTATAACACCATCATAGTTTTCTAACCATTTATCAAATCTATTCCCACATGTTCCACAAGGTAATAAGTTAGCGGAACCAATACAATAACAATCTCTACCCCACCAACTTAAACTTACAAATAATTTTTTTAATTCATCATCATCTGTACAACACATTCCTCCCTCTCCTGTACTAATATGATGTGCTGGATAAAAAGAGTTAGCGTATGCTACATAATATTCATTTAAATATTTTCCATCCCATCTACTTCCTAAGCTATCACAGTTATCTCCTATTAATTTTATATTATATTTAACACATAATTTAATTAATTTATCCATATCTGGAGGATTACCTAATACAGGTGATATAAATATACCTTTAGTTCTAGATGTTATTTTAGATTCAATTTGATTAACATCAAAATTTAAAGTATTCCATTCAATATCTACAAATACTGGTTTTAATCTGTTTTGATATAATACAGAAATAGTAGTTGCAAACCCAACAGGTGATACAATTATCTCATCATCATCTTCCCATTTAAATCTTTTCTTTAAAGCAGCTATTAAAATTAAATTAGCTGAACTTCCTGAATTGACCATATGTGAATGTCTAGTATTAAATCGTTTACTAAATTTATTCTCAAATTTATATACTTTCTCTCCAGCTGTGATCCATTTACCATTTAGAAATGAATCTATAGCTGCTTCAGTTTCTTTATCATCCCAATATGGACCTGAGTAGTAAATAGGTGTTTCACCTGGTTTAAACGCTTTAGCATTATAAATGTAAGGTGATACATGATTACTAATTAGAGACTGGATGTTTTCTATCTTAATCATTGTTATTTTATTATTTTATTTTTTGTATAATGCAAGTCATGCTATGGCTTAAATTAGGTGAGTTGGTATAAAAATCAACATTACTGATATTATTGAATATATAATTTATTTCTTTTTCAGTCATATAATTAGAATATAATTTACCATAATGATTTATATTTTGAAGCATTTGACATGTGTTAACATGACATTCATAATCATTAAAACGTTCTTGGAATGAAGTATGTATATCCTCTAATATATAAAATCCTCCTGGCTTAACAAAAGGAAATAAATATCCTAAACTAACTTGTTGTTGTTTCATTGTGTGACCACCATCATCAATAATTAAATCAAATTCATCGAAACTTGATTGGTCTAGTACTTTAGCTAAATCTTCTCTATTAGATTGATCTATCTTATCAAATAAAAACATTCTATCATTTTCCTTCTCTATTAATAAATTAATATCAGCGCCATATATTTTAGCATTTGGAAAATAATCAGACCACATTCTAATACTTGGACCATATTGGACTCCAATTTCAAAAATATTAGTAAATGTTTCTCTATATTGATTTAAAAAGCTATCATAAAATGGAGTAAAATTATGATCAGTAGCTTTATCAGTATTGTATTTAACTCCTAATTGTGTTAGTTGATCCATATTATAATGTATTATAAAAATTATTTTGATGTTCTTGTCTTTCAATTGTCTTAGGATGAATTAAATCATATCCTTCAGGTAGATTAGCTATTCGCTTCCATCCTGATAAACGTTCATGTACTTTATTTACCCAGTTTATTTCTGCTGAATTAAAACAAATACGAGTTTGATAATCAGGATAGTTAATCCATCCATTTTCATCTACAAACCACTTCCATTTATCAATATGATCTCTAGTTAATCCATCCACTGTATTAATTCTAGGTACAGCTATAACATCAACTAATCCTTTATTTATATTAAGTATACTATGAATATTATCTAATAACCCTTCACTTAAATACTCATCAGCATCAATAAAGAAAATCCAATCTTTATAACATTTATTTTTAAGATTATTTTTAAAAGAAGAAAAATCATTATTTAAAGAATATTCTATAACCTCATATTCATATCTTGTACCTCGTGCTTCATAACTTTTAACTACATCACGAACTTTTTTAGTAGCAGTTTTATCTAATTGAACTATAACCTCATCTCCATCATTTATATGAGTATGAAGTTGGTTCAAAAGTCTATCTAATTCTTCATGTTCATTACAAGCAGTAATAGCAAAACTAATTGTTACCATGACCTTATTTTTAGATTAAATTAATATAAGCACACGCCTCATCAAAAGACATTTTATCAAATGTTTTTAATGTTTTAGGATCTGATTTATGAGTGGCTCCTTTTAGTTTATTTTTTTCTTCATCTGTTGTCTCAACAGCTATAATACCTGCCCATCCCCAATTATCCTTACTAGTACCATTAGCGAACACAGTACCTTTACTAGGTACATTAAGTACTGTTGGATACCAAACTCGTTTTTTATCATCTACAAATTTAATATCTTTATATAGCTCAGGCAATACTTCTTCTGTATCAAGTACTAATTGACTTCCATCAATCATAACTTCATTAGTTGTGAAACCACAACCCATGCAATTCCATATAATTATCTTATCTGAGCTTTCATGTTCATAGCAAGCATCTGACTCGCAATGAGAACATATTACTAATTTATCATTCATTTTCTTTCTTTTTATTTTCTAATGTACTGTTTATATAATATCCAAATCCTTCTGGATGGTTAGTGTAGTGCCAATTTCCCATTTTATCATTCCATACCATTGTAGTGGATATTGAAGTTCCATTTGATGAGGTAGAGAAAGTATTAGCTGATACTCCAGATCCTGTTACATGTATAGTTCCATTTAATGGTATTTCTTTTATGTAGTAACAATTATCTATTTCATCATCTATTCCAGGATTATCATTATAGTCTTGGATTTCATTTAAAACTTCTTTGATACGGTCCCATTGTTTAGGAGTTGGGTGAAAATCATTACATGCTTCTGTGAAACCTGTAAACCAAACTATAAATTCATTACTTGTCATTGTTTAATGAAATTTTCTTTAATTGAGGTAATTTTAATTCTACTTGTTTAGGTACCTTAGTTTCCAATATAGTATCCAAAACCTCAGCCATTTTATCGAATGAGAAATTTGTTTTAACATGATGGGATTGACGTTTAGATAATTCAAAATATTTATTATATTCATTATAAGTCTTTTTAAACGCGTCAGCTACATCTCCATCATTAGGAGTAAACCATTGTGATTCAGCTAATATCATATTTTTAACAACTGCTGATGGATGTACATTGGTTAAAGTTCCTTTTACTAAGATATTATAATCAGGATAGAGAAAATCTAAATGTCCACTCCATCCACTGGCTATAATTGGTTTTTTAGATAAACTAAATTCAAGTAATGGTCTTCCAAATCCTTCACCTTTAGTTAATGACACCATTGTTTTTACTTTACCATGGTTATATAAGTCATTCATATCTTTATCATCTAAATCACCATGTAGTAAATAAATGTTTGGTAAATCACCTTTAACAGTCTGTCTAATAGCATCTATTTTTTTCAATATTTCATCTCTATCCATTATACAATTAGTAACTTGAGATGTTTTTAGAATTAGAGCTGGTTTTGATTTTTTATTTTTGAATGTTTCTAAAAATGCTTTAATCATGTAACCAACATTTTTTCTATCCTCACCAATATTACCTTGTAACCAATGGCCTACAAATAGAAAACAAAAATCTTCCTCTATTTCATCTAATGAAGCTACTAATTCTGTTTCTTCTAAATTATCATCATCAATATGAAAATATTTATTTAAATCAGCTCCCTCAAATAGTACTTCAATTGGTTTTTCTAATTTAACTACACCAAGAGATTGATTAGTATTAGGATCTTTTTTCTCAAATGATGATGATTCAAATACTTTTTTAGCATGTTCAGATGATACTAAAGTTAAATTCATTTTATTAATTCCTTCAATCCAACTTGGATCACAAATTGTAGTTTCAATACCAGCTGTTATACCAATATTGAATTTACCTATAGGTTGGAATTCATTTGGTACTGTAATTTGAATCCAGATATCTGGTTGTTTTGGTAATTGAGGTTGTTTCCAAATTAAATCCAATATATTTTTATCTTCTGGTTTGTTAGGGTTTAAAGCACCATATGATGTACTTCCCCAACGTTGAGATATGATTCTAATATCATATTTATCATATTTTAAAAGTGCTTTAACTACATCTCTACTTCTAGCTCCATAACCTGACATTGTGTCTATAGGACAACTTATAACTAATAATGGTTTCATAACTATTAATAAACTAATTTGTGACGAATATGATTTCTTTTTAACGGTTCTATTTTAATTAACTCAAATTTTGATCTTGGTACCCAATTGTTTAATACTGTATCAACATGGTTAATAATATTTTTACTCATGTTAGAAGCACTCATTTTAGATTCTTCTGATGTTACCCACTCACGAGCTAAATCACCTCTGCGTTTTCTTTCTTCAGCTCCTAACTCATATACTTTCATTATAGCATCAGCTGCGTCTTTAAAATCAACTCTATCATCAAATATATAAGGTGTAGGTACTGAACCTTGTATACTTATACTACTTGGAAATACTGGTACTGCCCAATCTCCACATTTTTTATATGTTCCAAAATGATTAGAACAAAAATCTTTATCAAACTCAATCCAATTGCCGTTTTCATCCTCAAACCTCATTTGATCCTGCATACCACCAGTAACATTAGCTATAATCATTTTACCACACATCATACCTTCAGTCAATGATAAACCCCATCCTTCATTAGATGATAATAATATAACAGCATCAGATAAATTATATAATAAATTAATTTCTTCAGATGATATTCTTTGATCTGAAAAATATATTTGAGAACATTGTTCTTCTGTAAATAATATATCCCTAACAGAATATAAATCTGTACCATGTTCATCAATAGGTTGTGTATGTAATATAATAGCACATTTGTCTGCTTTTTCTTTAGGTAATTTATCTAAAAATAACTTAAAAGCAGCTAGTGTATCAGGAACTGATTTACGTCTAATGTTTCTAGAATTAAACATTAAAGTAAAATCATAATTCTTATCTTTAAAAATCTGAGTCTTAGCTTTTAATAATTTAGAATCATTTTTATCTACAGGATGAAATATTTTTTCATTAATACCATGTGGTATATAACTTAATATTTTATTCTTAACTTTATCACCTAACACTAATTTATTTATATTAAGTGTTTGTTTTGATATAGCCATTAATCCATCACATGATTCATAATAAGCCTCATTATATAATGGTGCTGGATATTCATCCCAAATATTTAAGTAAATCATAGGTATGGTTTTTCTAATTTCATTTTCCATTTGAAATAACCAAGTCCAATATCTTGGATCAGTGAAAAACATTAACACATCTGGTTTTTCTATGTCTATTAATGTTCTAATTAATTGAGGATCACCATAACCTGATACTGGATATACAAATACACTAGCATCATTAATTTCATTAAATATGTTAGTGTCTGGACTTAAATCAAGTCGTTTACCTTGTTCTGGATGATTAATAGCACCACCTACATTTGTCCAATTAAAGACATGAGATGTACCTACAACCATTTCTCTAGCTATAGTAGCAATACCAGATGTAAATCTAATATCATCACATAATAAGAGTATTTTTTTTCTCTGTTCTTTAGGAATGTAACCTTCTTTCATAACGTATTTTAATTATTTTTTAAACTTGACTACCGGATAATGCTAAGTTATTGTGAGCGTGTATTTCTTTTCTGAAATCATCATCAGTTAAATACATATGAATACTTCTATCTACTAATTTTTGAAGTGAGAATTTTGTACGTACACATAGTACTTTAAATTCTTCAAATAACTCTTCACTAACTTTAACACTTGTTAATTTATTTTCTGCCATAATATATTGCTTTTATTGCGTATATAAATATATACAGAAATCAAAAAACAACATTCTTATTACAAAGTGTTTTATCATTACTGAATGGACAATAAGTACAAGAATCTTTACTTACTATTTTAGGATATTCTTTATCTATTGATTTACCATCACCATCAAAACATTCAGATAAGAATGAATTAAATCGTTCCATTGCTTGTTTACGTTTTGTTTTACCACTAGCTGGTTTAAATGATGATATATAAGGTATAGGGAATGCATCATTCTCCCAAATTTTTCTTTTCATTATAAAAAACTCAACTTCAATCTTATCAATATCAATATTATATTGTTTTGAAAAATATTCTTTATAAAGTAATATTTGAGATATTTTTATCTCATCCTTTTTAGCTTTATCATTCCATCCTTGTCTTGATGTTTTGATATCATATATATAAACTTTATCTAAATCTTTATCATATAATACAAAATCAATATAACCTTTTAAGAATAAATTTTTAGATAGATTAACCATTAATGGCATCTCAATTCCTAATAATACTACATTACGAGTTGAGAAAAGTTGAGTACGATGTTTTTTAAACCAAGTAAGTACACTAACCCCATCTTCAAAAAATTCTTTCATCTCATCTGGATTAGAGAAATGTTGTTTACTTCTTTCAAATTCTTCTTTGTACACAGCTCTAAAACGTTCATTAAACATAGCTATTATATCTATTCTGTCAGCAGCTGCTCCACTTTCCTCATACATTACTTTTAAATAATGTTGTACTGTTTCATGAACTGAAGTACCAAATATAGTATGAATTGATGCTTGATATGAAGCTAAACCTTTAACATAATTCAAATACCATTGATGAGGGCATCTACGATATATAGAATATTGAGAATAAGATACTGTGGTTTGAAATCTATAATCTATTTCTTTAGGTGCAGTATTTTTTATTTTTAATTCAACTTCAGTTAATTTATTTTTTGCCATATTTCATTCTTATTTGTTCTCCCAACTGCATATCATTAGGATATTTATTAACTAAATCTTGAATTGTATTTAATGTAGTTATTTCTTTTTTTAAATATTGAGCCATGTCTAATGCTTCTTCATACGCATGTTGAAGCATATTTTGATGGTTATTTTCACCTAATGTTGTATTATATTTTTTTAAACCTACATCTGCTCTCAACTTTAAATCTTCCATCACTGACCATGTAATATCATCTTGTGGGCGTTCAATTATTTTACTCATATAGAATGTATTTATAATTTAAATTTAGTTAATTTAACTAGGGACGCCAAGTTAATTAATTGTTAATAATTTACTGTATTATCTAGTTTATCTTTTTTAGTGATAAACTTATTGCTTATTTCATTAATTAGTTTATCTAATCGTGAATCAATATAACTAATGTTATTATCAATTCTACGATCAGTAACTTCTTGTAAATCGTGTCGATCACGTTCAATTGAATTGTATCTAGACTCAATATCCATCCAGACATTTCTCATTTCTTCTTCTATTGACTTGACCTTTTTTGATACCTTAATAGCACCAATAGTAAGCCAAACCAGTATCCCAACCACAACTGTAGCTGAAACACCTAATAAAAATGTAATCATTGTTTTTTTCTCCTTTTTTGTTTTGTACTTGGCGTCCCCAAGTTAAAAGTATTTTTTACTAATTGAGTATCAATTATGTTAACATAATCTTTAGCTTCACGAGTACTACATTGATAATATTCAGCTACTGCTTTAATAGTCTCAGAGTCATTTTTACCACTTGCTTTAATATATTTAAAGAATGATTTCTTTTTAGGTAATAAATCACAATAGAATTTATAAACCATTCTATTAGGACAATTAGGATATTTTTGAATCATATTAACAACATCAATGTAATCTGGATTCATACTTATAAAACGATGAATCATGAATGTATTAAATTCAGATTTATCTTCATCCGTAAATGTATTCCACGGTTGTTTATTATATGTTATCTGATTTATCCAATCAAATAGATTCATCTAGATTCTTTAATGGTTCTGGTAGGAATGCTTCATTAACATGACCGCATTTAGAACAACTAAATACAGGTAATGGAATTAGAGCATCTTGAGGTGTACCTGTTAAAAATTTATTTGCTTTTCTAAGCATAAGACCTTCTTGGAATACATCATGACCACACTCATCACAAACAATCGGAGTTGTTTTCTTTAGGTCAATGTTTAATTTAATTTGTTCTTGTTGACTCATATTATATATTTAAAAGTTTAGCGATTGCGGACATAAAACATATTTCTTTATCAGGTATAGTTGTTGAATGAAATAAGTATTCTTCTATAATTATAGTAGCATCAGGTGATGAGAACTCATTATGTAGTTCCTTATATAAACCTGTAAAATCAGTCACATTATTATCTGCTATAAGTTGTCTGATATTATTAAATGATGTTTTTTTCTTTGATTTGACTTCATTAATTATTTGTTCTGTATAATGACTATCAATAATATTTTTAGCTATTAATTTACCTCCAATTGATAGACCCTGAAGTGAATTAAGTGCTCGTCTAATATCAGGATATGTTTTTTTGATTATTTCAACTACATCTTTAATATCATACTCTATTTGTTCTATATCAAGTATTTCCTTTAAACGTTTAGCTATGGTTTTAGGTTCGGGAGTATTTAATGCAAATGACGTTAATCTTGATTGTAATGGATCAATAATACGCTCTACAAAATTACAAGTAAATATAAATCTAGTTGTTAAACTAAATGATTCAATAACATTCCTAAGTGCCGCTTGAGCATTTATAGTTAAGAAATCAGCTTCATCTAATATAACCACTTTAAGTGGTTTAAATGTAGCTCCAGAAGCAAATTGTTTTACTTTATCTCTAATTGTATCAATACCATTCTCATCAGAACAATTTAGATATATAAAATCACAATTGATATTTCCTACAACTAATTTAGCAGCTGTTGTTTTACCAGTACCAGCTGATCCATGAAGTAATAGATTAGGAAAATCATTTTTATCAATCCATCCTTGTAAACTATTAATAAACTCTTCATTACCTAAATATCCTTCTAAAATACTAGGACGATATTTCTCTACCCAAAGAGTATGTTTTGTATTAAACATAACTTTTATTTTTTAATATATTCAAATATAATGTCAATATTTCGAGGCGCCAAATATTTTATAGTATGGTACTTATTAATATGGTTTAATGGTTTAGCTTCTTTTTCATGTTGTGACCATTGAAACTCACCACCAAATCCCATCCCACAATAATAACCTAAATCACTATAAACAATAAATTCAGGTTGAATACAGTCTATCGGTTTATTTTCTTTCTTTTTCCTACCCATTTTATTTTACTGAATTAGTTTTTAATTGATTGTCTTCTACTATAAGATATTCTCCTGATGTATCCATTGTATCTATAAAATAATATCTACCACCAGTAAATTTATCTGATCCTTTTAGGTCAAGTCGTCTCATTTGAGTATGACCTACAATTTGAATATAATCTTTCTTTAATCCTTTATCATGTTTTTTATTTGCACTCATAAGTGAACCTGGTCTAATCCAAATTGGAGTTTGCGTTGTATTATCTCCATAACCATCAAAGCCATTAAATTCAAATGCTTTAGGTTTGTATTTAAATAGTTCATTTAAGTCAACTACAATACTCTCTTTAGACCAACCATCAGATCCAAATACTTGATCCATGAATATAGGACTTACACCAGCATGAGTGAATAGATAATCTCCGAATCCATAAGCCATTTGTAAATGATATCTATTTTCATCTATTACTTGAGTAATTGAAGGTGCAATTCCAGATTGATATCCACTTGTACCTGTGTATCCAATTTCTGGAAAGTAGTGATGGTCGTGATTGCCAATTAATAATGTAACTTCAATTTGTGGATTATTTTCTTTGTATTGAATAATCTCTTTAAAATTATGAATTTGTTCTACTCCTGGAATATCAAATGAATCAAAGTAGTCACCTATAAAGATAATCCTATCAGGTTGTTCCTGATGTATGGCTAGTTTCCAATTGGAACGACCATGTGTATCGCCTAATATTATTGTTTTCATAATTTAAATATAGTTAAAGAATTTAGGTTAATTACTTAATGGTGCTTTAATTGCTGGATGTGATTGGTAATTTTCTAATTCAAAATTGACTTGTCCGTGTATTGTTTCATCAAATCCTTTATGTTCTAAGTTAGCTAAAAATATAGGATTCATTTTTAGTTTAGGTAATTCATAAGGATGTCTTGAACATTGTTCTGCTGCTTGTTCTAAATGATTGTTATATAAATGAACATCACCTAAATTGCCAATCAATTCATCGGGTACCATATTAACTAACTTAGCAATTATTTCTAATAACAAAGCATAAGATGCTATATTAAATGGTAGTCCTAAAAATGTATCTACACTTCTTTGATTCCACATTAATGAAATTGCTCGTGTTGGTATATTATTCTCTTTTAATTCCTCTACTGTATAGTATTGAGGTAGATTATCTTTTTCAGTCAAACATAAATGTTTATCCATAAGTTTAACTCGTTCTGTTTCATCTAACTCTCTCGTATAAATTTGAAATCCATAATGACAAGGTGGTAATACCATTTGGTCTAACTCACCTACATTCCAAGCCGATACCATTAATCTTCTACTATCAGGATTTGTTTTGAGTTCGGAGATTAGATTTGCGATTTGATCTATTTCAATAGGAAAGTCTTCCCAAGTGCTTGTTGTTTTATCTAATCCTTCCCAACTTCTCCATTGCTTACCGTAGATTGGTCCTAACTCACCCCACTTATTAGCAAATTCATCATCGGTTTTAATTAAATTTATAAATTGTCCTATATTCCAAATTGAAAAATCAGGATCTTCATCATCCTCACTATTACTCATAAAATTTTTGAAAGCGTCACCATCCCAAATATGACAATCATTATCAACAAGATATTTGATATTAGTGTCACCTCTTAAAAACCACATTAATTCAGTTACAATTGCTTTCCAAGCCATCTTCTTTGTAGTTAATAATGGAAATCCTTCTTTCATGTTGTGTCTAATCTGTCTACCAAATATTGATTTAGTTCCAGTTCCTGTTCTATCTGCTTTATCTACTCCGAAATGTATTAAATCAAGTAATAATTCTTTATATTGACGATCTATATTATTCATAAATTTATATTGTTTATTCAGTTATAGGTTCATCCCAAACTTTTTTAAAGAACTCATCCATGTTATACTCTCTTTTTATAACTAATCCTCTAATATATTCAATTCTTTTTTTATCACCCTCAATATTAATATTATGTTCATTAACACGAGCTATCATATTATATAAAGCTCTAAGTGTATTATAATAAGGTTTAGCATCTTTTATAAAACTTACCATACGTTCCCAATACTTAAAAGCAGTGGATGATCTAGGATCTAAAGCGTATCTCATTCTGTAACTATAAGTAATGCTAGGATGTACAAGACGAAGTTCAAAATCATCATAATATATAGTTATGATATCTTTTTTTCTAAGTATTTCATCATTAAATATATCTATTTTAAAATATTTATGAACTGAAAGATCAACTCCGAGAATATCATTTTCTACGTCATCCCATGATTTTGAAAATTGCCACATACGTTCTTTAGGATCAAATTTATATGGTATTTTGAATTTTTCACCAGCTCCATCCCAACCATATCCTACTTTCATATCATTTAAATCAAAGAAGTTTTTTATATTATTATAATCTTCTTCAGTAAATTCTTCTCTTAAACCAAAATCAAAATCACCTATAGGACTCATAGGTTCAAGACCTAGTAATCTAAGAGATAAACTACCTGTTAAAACAAATTTATTATTCATTGTTAACATAGGTAAAATATACTTATTAAATGCTTCTTTAGCATCTTTATCTAGGTTATCAAGAATATTTTGTTTAAACTTAAGTTTTAATTTACCTGTTTGGGAATCAATATTATAAACTATATTCATAACTTTTATTTAATGTAATTAAAAAATTTGTTAACTACTTGTTGTTCACCTTTAGATCTAGGTTGAGCAGGTGGTCGTTCTACTACTTTGGCTTTTCTACCTCTAGGTTTTCTAGGTTTGTCATCATCATAATCACTCCAGTTCCATTTCTTAACTTTCTCTAAAAATGCTGATTTATAACTTGCTAAACGTTCAGTTTCTGTTCTCATAACCTTAATTTATAAAATGAAATAAAGTCAAAATATTCGATCCTTATCTTCATCATCAATTTCCCAATCCAAAAAATCTTTACCTTTATAATCTTTATGATGCTTATGCATATAAATAATTCCTCCAGCCCATAACCAAGCTATTGTAATTGATATAGCTATTATAAGTAAAATTAATCCTATCATTGTTTTTTATTTTTAAATAAGTCTGATAATTTTTTTGCTGGTCTAATAATTTTTCCGGTATGTTCCTCTATTAATGGAGCTCTCCATAGTTCATATGATAACCAGATAAAAATTATAATTAATATAACTGTTAATCCCACCATCCTCTAATGTTTTGTTCTAATATTTTAAATAGTAATTTATGTGCTCGTTCTTCATTTATTCTAGCTATTTGAAGTGCAATTTTTGCTTTAGGTGCTTGTAAATCAGGAACCATTCTATATATTAATGGATATTTTTTAAAATAATCATCATAATGTTCTGATATTGGTTCCTCATCCATTTCATAACTACCTGGATGGGAAATACTAGGTATAAATTTAATATCTGATTTGTAATAATCAATGTATTCCATCCCATAATATTCGCTTTGTACTTTTTCAATTAAACGAACACACAGCATCATTATTTCAGCATCACGTTTAGCTCTAGTATGTCTATCTTTATCACCAATATACTTAGCTTGATTTTTAAGTTTAAATTTGAGTATTTCAAAAATGAAATGATCATCCCAATCTTGGTCTTTCCAGATAATAGGAAACCAACGAATTAAATTGTAGATTTGTTTGAAGAATTGTTTTATTCTATACATAACCTTAATTAATAATAAAAAAAAATGGGGACTCAAATGAGTCCCCTTTTACTTACTTAACTGGAACTGGACGGTTTGGTGTTTCTCCACCTACTGGAATTTGAGATGTGGTAGAGTCTGTAGCTGATATAGCTGAATCAACTACTGATGCACTGTCTGATACTACTAAACTGTCAGTAGTTGTCTGTTCTGTTGAACTGTTTCCTCCGCAAGCTGTAAATACAACAGTTGCTAATACAATCATAACTTTTTTCATAAAATTTATTTTTTTATATAATTAAATATAACGTCTTATCTCGGTCAAGCCAAATTAGTGTTTGTTTAATAATAACAATAATTTTTTATACACTATTTTTTAAAAATCTTTATTTATTCCAAAATTAAAACTTTCTGCTTTATCATACCCTAAACCACTTTGTCTACAGTAATTTAGAGATAGTGATATTGATTTATCTTTAAAAATATATAAATTATTATTTAAATCGTATTCAGCTAAGATATCTTTGAATGCATAAAAGTAGTTTAAGCCGCCGCTAAAGGAAAAGGAATAATACTTATTGCTGTAGAGCGGAAAAGTTATCTTTGCGCCATTATACTCATATCCTTTCAGCAATGACCAGTATCCAAAGTTAACTCCTATCGATATTCCTGATTTTAAATACCTGCCGTATTCAACATTAGCACCTAGTGTATTTTTCCAATCTTTGATGGGAGAATTAAAAAACAACCCTGTACCAGCATATACATAGTTTTTTTGACTGTACGCTGCTGAACTTATTAGGAGTAGTATTATTATTATAATGTTTTTCATTTTTAATTTATCTTCTTATTGGTTTTTTAATTGGTTTCTTTTTTGCTATTGGTTTTTTAGTTACTCTCCTAGCTGTCTTTTTTACAGGTTGAGCTTTTTTTCTATCTCTTATAGCTGAATAGAATATTGATCCACTTAGCATTATAGCTAATGCTAAACAACCAATCATAAAGTTATCAAATATTCGGATAAGTGATAACATCTTAACTGTTTCTTCTTGACCAATTCTAGACTGTAAATCTGTTAACCAGTTAATCCTGTCTGTTACTGATAGTAGCTCTTCTTTAATATTACTTTGCTCTAATAATTTTTGAGCACCTATTTTATCAGTTTCAGCTAACTTAAATATATCATCAAGTTTTTCATCAATGTCAATCATTTGCTTATCAGATAACTTAGCAACTGAGTCTTCTTCAGGAACTAAATATGTAGAAAGATAAGCTTTCCACTCTTTACCTGTTTGTTCTCTTACTTCCATTATCTCATCTTTATGAGTAAGTAGCGTATCTACATTAATAATGCTGGTAGATAACGCACTACTGATGTAGGTTCCGTAGTAATCAAATCTGTGTGATAAAAGGGGTCCTGGCTTTAATCTGTCTTCTAAAATTGTAGTGGCGGATGCTTGTATTTTATCATTTACATGCTTTCCAAATAATGCTACAGCTATTATTATCGCTGTAAGAATGATCATAATTGTTGAACTCTTCATATTAACCTCTTTTGATTCGTGACTTTGATTTTTTAATTATTCTTTTTTTTTGAGGTGGTGTTCCACCTGTTTTTATATTTTTAATAAAATCTGTTGGGTTGTTAGCAAAGTTTGTAGATATCTTAACTATGCCTGTTAATAACTCAGGAGAGTTTAATCCTACCAATCCATAAGTAATAGCTTTATACATGGATGGCACTTCAAACTGCTCTAATATGAACCAAGCAATTAGAGAAGCAATCATGGAGGCAGATATATTACTAATAACTTGTGAAGGAGTTTTATCTTCAGGATTCTTGCTTGTCGCAAGCCTGGCGATCATTCCTGCTGCTCCAATAAGTAATACTATCCAACCTCCATTTAGGAATAATGGAACAAATTTACTTAGGTTATCCATTATTGTTTATTTACTCTGCTTCTTTTTTCTTGTTAATGAACTTATCTACAGAAGCAATTCCGAAACAAGCAATTGTTAATACTTTAAATGAATCATAAATAAATTCATTTACTAACAATGGTTTGTTCATGGCGCCTGTAACTATATCAGCTATAGCAAATGCACACATCATGCAAAATGCTAAAAAACCAATAATAGCTTTTTCATTAATAGTGTTGTTGTCGTCAAATAATTGACTGAAGAATTTTTTCATACTTTTAATTTTTATTTAAACAGAAAAAGATTGTATATATTAATATACAACCTAATTTATTACACATATAAATATTATAGTAAAAAAAAAGGCAACCATTGCTGGTTGCCTGGAATAAAAACTTAGCCTGGGACAGTAAAACTTTTGAGAACTGTGCTAAGTATTATTTATTTTTAAGTCCATCCATATACAATATCTTTTGCTCTCTCTGGACCATACCATTTTAATAATTTTTCTCTATTTATTTTTAAAAATTCATCTCTAGTTTCAGTTGGTACCCATTCAAAATTTTCTTGTCCCATTTTATAATCAGCGGCGAAAAAATCAATTTCTGGATGTCTAATGTGATGAGCTATATCCCATGTTCCACAAATCATAGTATTATAATTGATAGCAAATACTGAATTAAGTATAATACTAACCCATTCAAATGCTTGTATCCAATGACTTGTTTGAAGTATTGGATACATATCATTACTGTTATAAGTTTGTTTTGTTATGTCATTCCATAAATTGAAATATAACTCTATTAACTTAATATCATTAAACCAAAATCCTCTTATCCAACCATCAAATGTAATATCACCTATATAATTTTCTTTCCATTCAAATAAATATGAATCATTTAAATTATCTATTCGTACATTATACTTAGTAAATATATTTTTAAAATAATTATTAGATAATAAATGAGCAAAATCACCACCTTCACCTAACATAGGAGAACCAAATAATAAATTTTTAGTTGCTCCTAATTCATTGAATTTATCAAGTGCAGGTTGAGGATTGAAAACATAATTTACTTTTACACCACAGTCTACTAAAGCAAATTTTGTTATATTATTTTCTATTGCCCACTTCATTCCGTACCTCATTATACCCATAGGAAATTTATAGCTTTCCTTATATAACTCTCTTAACTGATCCATATATTTTTGGTCATCAGTTTCCTGAATTAGATATTCATGTTCTTTACTCCAATCATCTCTTAATGATTCTAAATCAGATATTATTAAATTGAAATCAACTTTAACATCCTTTAATATTTCTGGTGTGTTAGTTACAATAACAATATTAGCTTCTTTCGGAACAAATTGAAAACTTTGAATAACTGGTTTGATATAATTAGTACCTACAAGAGTGTAGATATAATAAAAATCTTTTAGTTCTGTCATTTGTTTTTTTTATATAAAAATGCTATACCAAATATAGCTGATACTACTAACACTGTTGCTACAGCAACTATATCAATTGTGTTCATATATAATTATTTATTATAAATATAGTGGAGGTAGTGGGATTCGAACCCACGTCTTCGTAATGAACAATAATACCAACGTCTCACACGCTTAGTACTATATTTCTATTGCACCGTAATGGGCATGACCGTCATGGTCTGAATCCACCACTCTGTTTTATGACTACAGAGAAAACTAATTCACAGTCCTTATTTAATGAGTCGATTGTGAGTACTCAATGAATTCTGTTCCTAGGATTTCATACCCGATGCGGACTAAGCTGCTACAGCGTAGTCGGCGCCTACGAACGCCATAAGGTCGTCGAAGGTCATTGTTGACATTTCGTCAGTTATTGTTTAGCATGGATATTAAAGAGGTTTGAACGCCTTCCCTCTGCATGTGATACTATCCTCCGATTACGAATCGATACCATGTTACCCCCATAAATTAAAGAACTATTTATTCTTTCCAGTATATGTACTGGTTAGTGAATGACAGTTTGGGCATAAAAATCTTAAATTAGATAATTCATGATTCCATGCTTTACCATCAATATGATCTAAATGTAGTGATAGTTTTTTACCTTTCCAATCTGAAATTCCACACTCATTACATTCATGAGGAATAAGATTTTCTTGTAAAATACGTTTTCTTACTGATGCTCTTGTTGCGTAGTCTTTTATATTAGTTATTCTTTTTTTAAAATCTTTTTTTAATCCCTTACCAGATTGGTTTGTGTTATAACAACCATAACCCATGGCGTATTTTCTAAAGGTATTAAAATGTAATCCTAATTTAGAAGCAGCGTGAGCCATTGATTCACTACTATTACATATGTCAATGAACTCTTGTTGTGGAATATTTTTAGGTTTTATTCCTAATTTTTTCCAACTGTTTGATTTTTTAGTATCATATTGTTTCACATTAATAAATATTGGTAGATACTAGAAACTAATATTTTTTTGTATGTACCTGGAGCGGGACTTGAACCCGCACGAGCTTTCAGCTCAAAGGTTTTTAAGACCTTCTTGTATACCAATTCCAACATCCAGGCTGGAGTGGGCCTTTCCCCACGGTCAGAAGAACTTAAAACTAACCTACGCACAGTGAGGTATTCTTCATGATTGTTCGCATTGCCTAATCTTTGACTAGTATGACTTCGGTTGCCGTGCGTGTCAATAATTTTAGGAAAGTAGAAGATGGGTGCGTGGACATCTACTTTTACGATTGGCTTTACTTCGGTTCCTACACCTCCTTGCTTACATTCCAACTTTTTAATGAAGGTGTAAGGCTTCCCAATCAACCTTTTGTATCTATATTTAAGCTGTCAAGGGAGGATTCGAACCATCCACGCTGTGATTCAATGTTGGACAAAATAGCCGGCTTGTGGTCAACCCATATCCAAACATCTATCTCAAACTCAGCGCCCACGAGACGAGTGGGTGTGTCTACCTGCTGATCTAGCTTTCACCACTTGACAATTATTAGAATATTTTATTTCTTCTCACTTTAGCTTCTTCTGCTTCACGCGACCATCTAACCCATGTCATAGTAATATCAACCGCCGCTAGAATTGGAGCAAATGGAATAATAAATAGAGTTTCTAATCCTGGTGTTGGTCCAATTGGATTTCCTTCGCCATATACTTTTTTATAGCTTTTAGTCATTTTCCAAACACAATAACTAATACTAATAATGTAAATATACCAAATCATAATTTTTATTTATATATTAAATATATGTTTTAATTCCAGGTCAAAATTTATTACATCATTCCCATCATATTACCCATTCCTTCATCATCTTTTTTATCTTTAGTTGGTTCCTCATATATAACAGTTTCAGTTGTTAATATAGTACCTGCTACAGATGATGCATTTTCAATTGCTAAACGAACTACTTTAGTTGGATCTAATATACCTGCGTCAAGCATATTAACAAATGTTTCAGTTTTTAAATCATATCCTCTCCATGTATTATCATATACATCAGTATTTGGGTCTAAAGCTGTTTTACCTAATTCATACATGTACCAACTTGGATTAGTATAACCAGCATTATCAAGTATTTGAATAAATGGAGCTGATAAAGCACTATAAATTATTTTTTTACCTGTTTTAAAATCTTCACTTTCTTCTTTACTGTATGTAATAGCTTCTCTAGCATATAATAACGCTGCTCCACCACCGGGTAGTATACCTTCTTCATTAGCGGCACGAGTAGCAAATAAAGCATCTTCAACTCTATCTTTATATTCTTTCATATCAATCTCATTCACACCACCAACATTAATAATAGCTACACCACCAATTAATTTACCTAAACGTTCTTGTAATTTTTCTTTTTCAAAGAATGATTGAGCATTATCAATTTGTGTTTTAATTTCTATAGCTCTAGCGGTGATTGCTTCTTCAGATCCTTTACCATCAACAACAGTTGTTTTTTCTTTACTTACTGTTATTGTTCTAGCTGTACCTAAATAAGATGCTAATTGACTTACAGGCATTTTATCTAATTTCAAACCTTTATCTTTAGATATAACTTGACCTCCAGTAACAATAGCTAAATCTTCTAATAGTAATGTTTTACGTTCACCAAAATCAGGTGCTTTAACAGCACATACTTTAACAACACCTCTCATTTTATTAACAATAAGTGTGGCTAGTGCTTCACCATCAATATCATCAGCTACAATAAGTAATGATTTATTCTCACTATTTACTTTTTGTAATACATTTAATAACTCAGCAGCTGTTGTTATACGACCATCATAAATTAATATAAATGGATCTTCTAAAACTGACTGCATTGTACTATTATTAGTGACAAAATAAGGTGATTTATATCCTCTATCAAACTGAATACCTTCTACTACTTCAAGTGATGTTTCACCTGTTTTACTTTCCTCAATAGCAACTACTCCTTCTCTACCTACTTTATCAATAGCAGTAGCGATTAATTCACCTGTTGACTCATCATTATTAGCTGATATTGTAGCTACTTGTTTTAATTGTTCTTCAGATGAAATGTCTTTACTATTTTCTTTTAGAGCTTTAACTACTTGTTTAACAGCAGCATCAATACCCTTTTTGATTTCAACAGCATTTGAACCTGCTCTAACACTATTTAAACCTTCTTTAATAATAGAATAAGCTAATAGTGTTGTAGTTGTTGTACCATCACCCGCAGTATTAGCGGCTTTAATGGCGGCTTGTTTAATCACCTCAGCACCTATGTTTTCAATTGGATCCTTTAAAGTAATTGATTTAGCTACTGTAACACCATCTTTAGTTGATTGAGGTAACTCATTTTGTCTTTCAATAATAACATTACGACCAAATGGACCTAATGTTGATACAACTGCTTGAGATAACTTTCTAGCTCCCTCAGCTAGTTTTTGTCTTGCTTCTTGATTATACTCTATAATTTTACTCATAAATTGCTAATATTTCTGTTTCTTTAGTTACATAATAATCTTCTCCATCCACCATAAATGATACAGCGCCCATCTTAGGTATAAGAACTATATCTCCTGGTTTAATTTTTGAACAAACATACTCTCCTGTATGCCAATTTAAGGTGTCACTTACTGATATTACTTCTCCTATTTCTGGTTTTTCTTTTCCCATATCAGGAATTACAATATTGCCATAAGTTGTTTCTTGGTCCTCTAAAGGCTTAATAATAATGTTCCCATTTAATGGTTTTAATTTACTCATAATACTTTATTTTAATTAATATACTAATTTTTTGTCTCATAGCCAAGCACTTCAGCTTCTTCTATTTCTTCTAGAAAAAATAAATAACCATCTTTTCTTAAAACTTTATTTGATCCTATCCATTTCATCATAGTGTCTAATGGTTCACCAGTGTATTTAGGATCATCTATAACACGACGTTTTAAGATATAAAGTTTATCTTGGAATGGAATAAGCTGGGTTGGTATTAACATAACAGAGTTTTGGTAGGTCTCGTTTTAATTATCCTTGTAATAAGGATTTATTGTTTGATTTGATTTCAACTTTTTTAGGTGCTTTATCAGCTGAATAAGGAACATCAATGATTAATAATCCTTTATCCAATGTAGCATCTAATTTGCTTAAATCAAGTTTAGATGATATTTTCCACGCTAAATCAAATGAGCGTTTAGCTATACCTTTTTGGTAGTATGCTTCAAGTGGAATATCACTTTCCTTTTTTTCGTGTTTAATTCTTAATGTATCTGATTCTGTTTGTATATCTAGATCTTCTTTGTCTAGACCAACTACTGCGAGTTCAAATCGTAACCCGTTTTCTGTCTCGTAGATATCAACTGGGTAGTTGATTTTAGCGTCAATTGTGTTTTGAAACTTACTGTTTTGGTCAAAAAAATTCTTCCAAAAAATGTCAATTGGGTCTGTTTCCCAATGGGATAAATATGTCATTTTAAACCTCCTGTGTTTTATGCTCCCCGAAGGTGAGCGATTTTTAATTATTCGTAACTAAGAGACCTACCGTGTCTCTGTTTGTGTTTATAAATATATTAGTTTGTGGAAAGACGAACTAAATAATAAATAGATTCTATAGAATCTTCTTCAAATGTTAATTTCATTAATCCTTCTTGACTAATCTCTATTTTACCCTTAGTTGTATCAGAATTTGCTTTTAATATTTCTAACATTATATCAGCAGGGAATGGTATTTCACTTAATCCAAATAATGATTCACAATTATTTTTAAATTTAATTTTATTAGCGTAACCATTTCCTTCACCTATAGTGATTAACAATTGTGTTCCTTCATTAGCATCATATTCTGTTTTAACTGTAAATTGTTTAGTATCACCTAATGCCTTTTTAGCGTTAACAAATTTATTAATAAACTCACTATCAATATCTACTGTAGCATCATATGCAGTTGGTTCATTAATATCAGGAACAGACTCAATTAAATTTAGATCTGATAAGTAATAATTCAAATCATATTGATTATCTGCTAAAGTTAGTTCAAGTGGAGTACCACGTTCGCTTTTATTTAGTTTTAAAACTATATAATTATCCATTATCTTGACTAGCTTAACAAATTGACTAGTATTATATATCCCAATTTCACTGTCCTCTAAATCGATGTTAGAACTGGTTATTTTACCTACTAAGTTTTTAAATGGAGTAATAAAATTGATAACTATATTTTTATTGTTAACAACCCATTTAACTGATTCTACAGTTCCTCCTAAATGGTACTTATCAATAACTGATGTTAGAATTTGCTTATTCATATTTTAAATATAATATATTTTTTAGAATGAAAAAAACTTATTTACATAAGCATTTAAACTTGGAAATGACCATTTCAGATCACTATATATACCTTGTAATTTGTTTAGTAGAGTTGAATTAAATCCTTCTTCTTTATCAATAAATTTAATAATAAAATCAGTTATGAATTCTGGATCATTACCTGTAAATCCTATCACTTCTATTTTATATGGGTTGTCTTTTAATTGTATGTAATACATCTTATCACCTTCTGTAAAACATGAATATTTTTTATCTAGTTTTTTAAAACGTAATAAATCATTATACCATATAGCAGCTTTAGTATTAATAGGACATTTAAGTTCTAGTTTAGAAAATATCTGTCCTGATTGTGGAGGTGAAGCTATATATTTTTTAATATTTCTAACTCCGGTTGGTTTAGCGATACTTTTAATAGGTACAATATCTAATGATTTTTTAAAATCAATAATCTTTTTATCAATTTCAGTTTTAGTTTTACCATACATTATATCTAGTAAAATACCCTCACCAAACTTTCTATATAATGGATTCATGTTTGATTTCATTACATCCATTCCTTTAATATCTAATTCTTCAGTTGGTACACCTTCTTTATTAACAATAAATTGAGCATATCTTCTCTTACCAGCAAAATAACCTCGTTCAAGAACAACCTCTTGTTTTAATTCAAAATATTCATTATCAATATTAAATAAATCTTTACATAAATTTTGTAAGAATGGTTTTGTTTTATCTTGATAGTCTTTAGTTATCTCAAGAGCAACAGGTACTACTTCTTCTCTATTATTAATATTAATATCTGGTTTTCGTTTTAATATTAGATCTTTTAATTCAAAAAATAAACTATCTGTATCAGCTGTAATTACATAGTCTTTTTCTACTCCTAACTCTGTGCTAATTTCTCTATTGATAAAGTTAATTGATTCCTGGTCCAAACGTTGACCTGTGAGTGTGATTGCTTTACTAATAAATAAATTACCGTCACTATATCTCCATCCATTCTGAGCAAATACTCCATATACGTCGTTTAATTTAATTTTAAAAGTATGTTGTAATCGATTATAATATTCACCTTTAGCTGTATCACCAGCTTTAAAAGCAGCTTTCATTAAATCTTTATATTGTTTTCTTTTATCAAACCAATCATTTAATATCTCTACTATAATACTAGACTTATCTTTTCTAAACAAAGTACCATTAGCTGATATTATTAATTTATTATTTTCAATTAAATCAATTAGGTTTTTTACTTTTATGTAAGTTAATTTAACTCTTCTATCTGGTGTTACTTTTTCAATTGGTATTTCTTCTTCACCATCCATTGCTTTTAAATCTCCTAATCCCCATTGGTTATCATACTTGTTTCTATTTTGTATTCTACCAACTAATGTTTCAATACCCATATTTAAATTACGAATAATTGATGGATATAGTGATGTAAAATCTAAATCACTCACCCATTCATATAGTCCTGGTTCTGGATCTTTTAGATAACCACCAGCATATTCTTCATTTGCTTCTTTTAATGCTGGATTGTAAGTAGTTGGTTTATTAGGTGAAACTATATCTTTTCGTTTTAGATAAGTTAAAATAGCACCTTCATTTAATGCTGTTGAGTAATATATATTCTCATAAGGTACATGGCATAAATGACATATATTAACTGTTAAATCTATAAACTGTAATTTTTTATCTAATTCAATTAATATCTCAACATCACGTAAGTTATATTCTATAAATTTAAGAACATCATCTTTAAATAATTTATCAAGTGAACCCTCATATTCTATCTTACCTAACTTAACATATTTCTCTCCTATGTCACCTAGTTTGTAAGATGACTCTTGTTTCATAATATATTTCTTATGTAACAACATATAGTCAAGATGATTAACACCTGCTATATTAACTACAGATTCATTTGTTTGAGCTTTCTTATTAAAGAAATCTTGTGTAGAAACAATACCTAACGGTGATAATTCTTTAGCTTTTTCTTCACCCAATACCCTGCAAATCCTATGATAAAGATAAGGTATATCAAAAAACTCACTATTCCAACCACTGATAATAGTAGGATCAGAATCAAGCCATATACTGATGAATTTAGATAGTAAGTCAAATTCTTTAGCACATGATATAATTTCTTTGTTATCTTCTTTAATATCATTTAACTGTTTTTTTTCGTCTAAAACTAAACAATAGTATTTTTTAAGTGTAACATCATATAAAGCTATAGATGTTATTTTCATTGGAGCTGATTTAATATAATCAGTTGTTAATGCTCCTCCAATTTCACACTCTATGTCTATAAATACTGTATTATGATATTGAGGCGCCTCATCTAAATCTTTATAAGCATCAACTAATACCCTAGTTTCCATAGGTATATCTATCTCATAATACGTTAGTGGATCATTTTTATCACATTTTTGGGTTGGTGATACTCGTTTACCATCTAGTGTTTCATACTTGCCATCAGGATCAAGTTTATAGTAAGTTGGATAGTATTCAAAACTCATCCATCCTTGTTTATCATCTCTTAGATGACATGTTTTATTTCTAAAATCATAGTGTATAGCTTGAAACATATATTAAATATATTAAGCTTTACTTGGGTTAGCAAACATTATAATTATAATCCAAATCTACTTTTATTTGCATTATAGTTTTGAGTAATTTCGGCTCCAGATAATGCTCTATTATATAATCTCATTTGATAGAACACAGGTTGTAACGCTGTGTTTGAGTTATTCAATACATCTCCAAATCCTGTACCTTCATTATTATGTCTTGCACCAAAATAGAAATTATTAGATGTGAATAGAGTTTGAATATTCACTGTGTCCGTAGTACCAACTTGTGAACCATTTAAATATAAACTATATTGTGTACCATTGAGGACAAAAATCCATTGTCTTACAGCATTGCTTGCTGTTATAGTTTTTGAGGATTCAGAAGTTGGCTTACCATAATTTAATGTTATAGCGCTATCCATGTAAGCAAAATAACCAGCGTCAGAGTTGTAAAATTCATTACCCCAAACAGTTGCCCAGTTTGATGTTGGATTAAATGAAGCTATAACTTCAACTGTTACAGTACTAGTACTAATATTATATGGAACAATAATATAATCAGTTCCATTCAAATCATCATTATTTAATTTTATACCACCACCAAACGAACCTGTATATGAAGGTGTGCCTTCTAAAGTCGCATTATATCCATTACCTGAAGCATCAGTCCAAGTTGTTCCTGATGAAGGTGCTGATTGTAAATTAAATATTAATCCACTTGTTACTATACCACCATTTGAACCTGATGATGGTGAAGGTGTAGGAGAAGGAGGAGTACTTGGTGGTATAGTTATACTTGGTGTATTACTAATTGATGGACTAATAGAAATACTAGGTGTAGCACTTATACTAACAGAAGGTGTTATACTAGGTGTTTTACTAGGTGTAATACTAATACTAGGTGTAAATGATGGAGTTATACTAGGTGTAACACTAAAACTAGGTGATACACTTGGGTATATCACATAACCATTCTCAATAAATATAATATTTCCTTTTTTTGGAAATTCTGTATCAGTTCTTAATTTTTGAGGAACTATACTTTTAAATTTAAACTTACTATTCATCATATTATAAATATGAAATAAGTAAAGCGTCCGAAGACGCTAAACTTAAATCTTTATGTTGTTATTTATATTATACTGATGGGGATGGAGTTGGAGTAGGTGTTCTTGAAAGACTTATACTTGGTGTTGGACTAATACTTATACTTGGAGTTAGACTTACACTAACACTTATACTAGGTGTCACACTTGGTGGATTACAAATTGAAGCACAATTAGCATATCCTGTAGTATCATCAAGATTAAATACAGGTGTTCCTCCTGATACACCAACTGGTTGTACAGCTGATGAACCACTTGAATAATAATATCCTAATGTAAGACTAGTACCATAACTAAATCCAATTTTTTGACTTAAAAATTGATTACAATTACCATCAAGACAGTTATAAACATTAAATAAATAATTATACGCTAATGATGGTGTTGGTGTTGGTGTAATACTAATTGATGGAGTTATAGTAGGTGTGAAACTAACTGTTGGAGTTACACTTGGTGTTATACTAATTGATGGTGTTGGACTAACACTTAATGTAATACTAGGTGTATTTGGTGGTGTTGGAGCAACATTTATAGTAGAGTTACTCTTTTGGTATAATCTTTCAGTTAATGGCATTGTTTATGTTTGCTATAAATATTAATTTTCTCTACGATCTTGCGCACTATAATGACTTATTCTATTATGATTTATAGGAGATGCTAATAATATAGCTGGTTTGATATTACCTTTACGTGTTTCTTGAAACATATGAGACATCCATGTTTGTTCGTAAGGATGTGTCCAATCTATATCTAAAAACATTTTTTGGTTACCTGCTTTACCTACAATCATAGGCCAGTTAGCATAGTATACATCACCATCAATATATGTTAAACCATCAACATTATCAATTTTATTGAACTTAGTTCTAGGACAATTTGTATCTAAACCTTGAATAGGCAATTTATCATATCCCGGCCACATTTCAGTTCTAATAAACTGTGGAACATTATACCAAGAACATTGCATGTAGTTATCCATATATACTTCTGTAAATGATAATTTTAAAAAGTCATATTCTTCTTTTAACATTATCTTATGAATCTTCTCAAATAATCCAGGTATATATTGTCTAAAACCATTACGACAAATATCACTAGTTGAATTATATATACCCATATCATCCTCTAAGAATATATAATAGTCACTATCAGATTCTTGAAAATGTTTGGCAGCATATAATCTACCTCTATTAATACCTAAATTTTCACCTGTTACAAGATGTTCCATTCCATATTCTTCACAAATAGCCTTATTACCAGCTACTGCTTCATCATTATTAGAATTATCAATTAATATTTTTCTTGTTTTATCTAACCACTCTGGATGTAGTTTATATGTTTCTAAAGTATGTCTTACTTGTTCTGGGAAATTAAAAGTAAGTATATATAAAGATGTTTTCAATTTTGATGTATCCAAATTTTTAGGTTTTAAAAATACACGTTGTTCTGGAATTGGTTCTAATTCGACTTTATCATCTAATAATGCTTGAATGAATTTAGTCACTAAGCCATTACTATCTAAAGCATATCTTCTATACTTTTCAGGTTCAATATAAGACATAAGAGTAAAAATACTTTCTTCAGTACCCATATAACCTTCACCTAATGTTCTTTGTAACAATGGATAATAAAGATTATTAGCGTCATTTATTATATTTTTTCTTCCACCAAATAATCCACCTCGACAAACATGTTCTACTTTTTTACCAGCGTAGCGATTCATAGCTGTAAAATCAAAACCATGAATTTCATCATTAGCTTCATATGGATAACTTAAAAATAAGAATGTATCTAAATGTGGATTTATCTTATCTAAGGCTTTATGCTCACTGAAGAATTTATCATAAACAGTATTTGTAATACCAGCGTCTAGCCAAATAAAATATTCTGTATTAAATGGATTCCATATAGTAACATCATTTAACATAAACATTTTTGATTGTACTATTGGATTATACCATTCTAAAGATGCTTGAGGTGAACCTACTAACCAACCATGTTCTCCAGTTTTATTAAACCATTCTGGAGTGGTTCTAATTTTTTGAGTGATATCCCAATGTGGACTATAAAGATTTTTTACATCTTCTAGTTCATATACTTTAACAAATGTGTTTTCTTTACTCCTTTTCTCCCAAACTAAATATTCATATTCAGCTGGAATGAAGATAAACATATTAACAGGTATGTCTAGAAAATTTTTAAAATGTTCTATGTAGTGACTAAAGTCTCTACCTGGTCTACTTATATCCCATAATCCTGTAACAACTGTTAAGTCTTTATTTTTTATTTCCATACTAGAAGTAGGCATATGTAATTGTTCTACTTTTCCATTTTTCTGTATAGCTCCTACTTGATCACAAACTTTTAAAATATTAAATGATTCTCCTCTTAAAGCAAAAAACGCTTCAATAGCTGCTTTAACTCCAGGTAAATCATTTCTTTCATAATCATGAAATAATATATACCCACCATCAGATACTTTATTATATATTTTAGTTAAACTATCAAAGATAGAATCATAAAAATCTCCATCTAAAAAGGCAAAAGCAATCTTATCTGGTATTCTATAGTCTGGAATATCTTTGAACCATCCTTTATTTGTATATGGTGGTTTTAGATTATTATCTCTAAAATTTTTAATTAGTATTTCTTCACTAACATTTAATGTACCTGCTCTCCATCCTGTGTTTTCTTCCCATTTAGATAATGGAGGTAAACCTTCAAATGAATCATACACATATAAATCTTTATTTGATTTAGTTTCGTCTAATGTTTTTCTTAGATACTTACTTGATTCACCTACATAACATCCAAATTCGACAAAATCACCTTCAATGCCTTTTTCAATAGCATCTAAAGCATACAATACTAGATAATCTAGTTGATCTTCGCTTATGATACTAGCGTCAACTTTACTGTTTCTAAAAGTTCTTATTTTATTTACTAACTCCATTTTGGAAAATTTTCTTTTCTTATGTAATAATCTTCTAATAATAAACAATCTAACTCTGTTTGATTATATATTATGAAGGCATCTTTATATGTTGATAAAATTGGTTTACCATTAACGTTAAATGATGTATTTAATAAAACACCTACACCTGTTTCTTTTTCAAATTCAGTTATTAAATCATATAACCATTCATTTTGTTCTCTAGTTACTGTTTGTACTCTAGCTGTATTATCAACATGTGTAATTGCAGCTAATTTTTCTCTCCATTCTTCTTTAACTATAGGACAAAAACTCATCCATCTTGCTTCTTCTTCAAGTTCAAAATATTTTGAAACGTCTTCTAATCTAACAACTGGAGCAAATGGTCTATACCATTCTCTATGTTTTACTTTAGCGTTTAGAATATCTTTCATTTCAGATATTGATGGATTGCAGATAATACTTCTATTACCTAATGCTCTAGGACCATGTTCAGCTTGACCATGTACTGTACCTATTATTTTACCTTCAACTAAGTCTTTAACTACTATTGAAGGATCATATTGTTCAAACGGATGATAATATTCATCTTGTTTCATTAACTTTCTAACATTTGGATATTCAGGTAATGTTTGAGCTAAAATATTTTTATCTAATATAGGTAAACCTTTATAAGTAATATCTAATGGTTTCTCAGGTCTTAAATGACGTAACATTAAACCTAAAGCTATACCACAATCACTTGGATTTGGACCTACAAATACTTCCTTATTAAATTCTTGTTTTACTCTTGTATTAAGTATAATATTTAAACCACATCCTCCAGTTATACAAATAGGTAAATCTGGATATTCATCAAAATATGGTTTAGCTACTTCTAAAAAACATTCTTCAAATGCTCTTTGAGCTGTTGCTGCTACATCATAAGCTAATTGTCCTTCTAATCTATTATTGATATCAAATATTATTCCGGTTTTATTTCCTAAAATATTTAATTTATCAACATAATCATCATTTCCTCCATCAGGATCACTTTTAAAGAAAGTAATAAAAGCATCTAACCATTCTTCTTTCCACTGTCCGTAAGAAACTAATCCCATTATTTTTCCAGGCCATACTAAATTACCTTCAGCCATTCCATCCATTTGGATATCTTTTAGATATTGTCCAAATATCATATAGGCAAAACCTAAATTATAATATGGACCATCATCTCCAGTCAATGGATTTTTAACTTGTGCTAGTCGAATTATATCTTCACCTTTTTTAGCATGGTATATATTAAATTCACCATCATCTCCTCCTCCATCAAATGAAAATATTAATGCTTCTGGATATGGTGATTGATAAAATACTCCATAAGCGTGAGATTCATGGTGTAATCCATGAACATAATTTTTAGCATTTATTAAAGCATTAGTTTGGAATGCAGTGTGAGTACCTTTAAAATCTTCTCCTATAAAATCAGTAGATGAGAAATAACAATTGTCATATTCATATATTCCATATTCTTGCTCAATCCACTTTATAATTTCTTCTACTGTTATCATTATATATCTAGGAACTTTATATTGAGATATTCCTACATTTTTATAATTGAGAAATCTTTCTACTTCTATAATACAAAGTATTTCTCCATCTTTTTCTACTACAAAAGCTCCATTATGGGAACCATGAAAACTTATATTAGCCATTTTGTAAATTATTTAATCTTAAAAATTCATTATAATCAGTATGTTCTATATATCCTGTTACTCCCATACGCCAAAATCTTTCTTGTATTTGATTGTGTTGTACCTCAAATAATCTATACCCAGCATGAGAATGTCTTTTATTTAATCCAAATATATTATATATAGGAGCTAAAATATATTCATCATGGTAAACATATGATCCTCTGAAACGTTCTATTAGGTTAGTTTCAAATAAATAAAATATAATATCATTCCATATGTCGAAAAAATTCTTCATGTAATTAATATCATTAAATATAAAAAATCTTCCTGCGGCATCCAAAACTCTAATTATTTGATCTGGTTCTAAGTTATATTTTTCTTTTAATACATTAGATATTATAGACATATCTTTATTAGCGATATTCTCATCCCACTCTGATACAGCGTTGTATATTGTGTTTTTATCTTTTAATATTGGATTAATTGATTCTAAAAACATATTTGTGTCAGTACACATTATAGAAACATTTTTTATATCATGTTTATACGCTTGTAAAAAGTGAAATCTCATTAATGAGAAAGAATAAACATAATCGTTATCTATAAATTTTTTAGCATAATCACTCTTATCTGTAGAGTCAATTAATGCTTCATATTTTTCTATTAATGGAAATTCTGGATAGAAATCTTTAAGTTCGTTAACTATTAGATTTTGTCTATTTATATCTTTAAAATATTCTTTATCATCTGTTATAATAAAATAATAAAGATTATCATCATCAATATAATTGTTTTCTAATTGACGTTTAGCACTTTCTCTATAACTTTCTCCAGCACATGAGTAACAAATAGCTACTTTTTCATTAAATATTGAAGCCATCAGATAAAGTTGGATTAATTTCTAATCTATTCATTATATGAGTAACTCGGTTTTGAGGACTACAATATGTTGTATAATATTCTCTAGCATTTTTAGTAATAAAATTTAAAAATTGTTCATCATCTTTTACTTCTAAAAATCTATTTTTATAAGCTTCTACATATTTTTCTCCACCACGTCTATCTGACTCAGTACTCCAATCAAATCCATCTCTAGGAATAGAGATATAATGGTAATTAGGAATTAATGGTGGGTCAAATGGAGTCATATACTCTAATCTCATCATTGGTAATCCCACAGCCATATATTCTATATCTCTATAACAAACTTCTGCTAAACTGGATAAAGATAATCCTACTTTAAAATTAATAGCTCCTTTTAAATAATCATCTATACTTAATATTCCAGGAGATGTATTGCTAAGTCCCATTTCTCTAAGTCTAAATGGATCTTCTCTTCTTGTAGTAAATAAACAAAACATTTGATCTATTAAAGAATCAAAGTTTTTAAATTTTCTTAAATTATAAAAGTGATCATGACATGTTTGAGGAGTGAATGTATAAAATGTAGTTGGTTTAACTGTAAAATTATATACTGAAAAATCATAATCTTTAGGAAACCAATAAGCTTGTTGAGTTAATAATAAAATATCTTTCTCATTATTTCTTTGTTTATATATATCAAATATATTAGTTGGACTTTCAGACCAAGTGATACTTTTTAATATATCATTTTCTTCATCATGAATTATTAATTCACAATCGGGCATATTATAATCGAATTTTTCTATATATAAATGACCACCTTTCTGATGTATTACTTCAGCGTTATATTTTTCTTTTAGATTATTAACTAATTCTAAAAATACATCATTCCATCCCATGTAATGATATTGGGTCTCTAAAAAGTAAATTTTCATCATAAATTAATCATTTAAACTAGTTTCAAAACGTTCAGCCCAACCTCTTTCTTTACTATATGCCCATGCCACCATCCTAGATGGTTCTTTATCAAAGTATTCAAAATATTCTTCATAATGAATAGGTCCATTATTATTTAAGAAATTTTGTAATTCATATCCTTCTATAGTTTTAGAATAAATACCTATACCATCTTTATCATCAAATGCTATTAATATAGATGAATAATCATTTTCAGGAAGTGATTGTCTATAAATTGTAACTAAATGATAGAATGATTTAGACCATGGACTATTAATTGGTGTTGGTGGATATCCATTTTCTACAGTATATTTTTGTACTGATCTTGTTTTAAAATTAACTCCAGCATATGCCTCATAATCAGCTATTGTTCTAGCAGTTCCTAAATCATATCCTGTTAAATTAATTTCTGGATTGTCTTCTACTCTAAATAATGTTCTTATTTTTTTACGAGCATATTCTTGTTTAGTCCACCAATCAACTCCTAGTTTAGCATCATCATCCCACTTTAATTTACCCGCTCGTTCTTCTCTCATTGTTGAATGCCATATTACCATTTTATGAGGATGGAATAAATCATATCCATGAGTATAAGATCTAACTGTTAAATTAATTTCTTCACCACTAAAGTAAATATCTGGATCATGTCTTATTTCTTTAGCCCATTCGTTTCTAGCAAAACAAAAATGTCCTGATAAAAATCTACTAAATGGAGGTTCAGTCATATTTTCCCATCCTGTTAATAAAGCTGGTCTAATAAATATTGTTCCATGTGGATAAAAACAGACAAACTGTTGTTGCCATGGTACATCAGCTCTACCTGCTGGGTCATTAAATGGATCGTATAATGGTAGATAAGCCGCTAAAATTGGTTTGTGACCTTTCTTTTCTAGATTGTTATGCATTTCAATTAATGTTACATCCCAATCTTGAGCAAAACGATGATGTGAATCTAACTGGCAGATATAATCTTGATTAGTTAGTAATTTCTCATTTATCTGTGCTCTAGCCCAAGGTAAACCTTGTGATTCAGTATATAACACATCCATGATATGAAAACGTTTATCTTTTCTAAACTCGTCTAGATTGTCAAAACTATCTTCAGGATGATATTGTCTACATATTCCAAAATGAATACGTTTAGGATATTTAGCTTTATCCAAAGCATCTTTAATAGTAGGAACTAACTCTGGGTCGCGATACGCTGGTAGATGTACCAGTATTGTTTCTTTTTTATTCATATGGTATGTCTTGATCTGTTCTTTCTAAGTAACCTTTTGATTCACTATGTGGCCAAACTCTCCATTTAGATGGTTGTTTATTATCATCATATTCTCTCCAAATATGGATAAATTGATCTTGTGGATCAGAGTTTATTAAGGAATTTAATTCATTTTTATCTACATCTTGTCTAAAGATATCTTCTCCATTTTTATCTAATATAGCAACAACTAATAGATCATAATCTGGTTCAACTAAAGCTCCCTTCCAATAATCAATACAAACTTTAATTCTGTTAACTAAATTTTCTTCAAAATCTTCTTGTGGAACTGGAAGTGGAAGATATTCAGATGTATGTTTATGTACTTGTCTTGTGGAAAATCTTACACCAATATATCTTTCATATTCATGTAATGAGCGTTCTTTACCCCATCCGTATTTTTCAAATAAATCTTTAGTTGTACCTTCAATTACACTACCCATTCCATGTAATGCTCTATATCTAGAATATGATACTTTATTTTTCTCAGCCCATTCTTTATCATCATCCCATTGTTTAGTTTTACCATTTCTAGTATACTCATGCCATATAACAGGTATATGTGGTTGAAATAAATCATATCCATGAGTATATGATCTAGCAGCTAATGATGGTTCTTCACCGTGAAAATAAAAATTAGGATCATATCTTACTTCTTTAGCCCATTTGCCTAAAGTAAAGATAAAATGTGCTGATAAAAATCTAGCTGGATAAGGTGATTCTAAATTTTGCCACCCATCAATAGAATGAGGCTTAATAAAAATAGGACCCTCAGGCATATATCTATCAAATTCTAAATTCCAACAATCTTGGACTCGACCTACTGGATCATTATCTGGAAAAAATCCAGGTAAATAAGCTGTTAATAATGGTTTCTTGTGTCCTAATTTTTTAAGTTGCTTTAACATTTTAATTAAAGTCAAATCCCAGTTCTTAGTAAAACGATGGTGTGAATCTAATTGCATATAATAAGTTTCCCCATCATATAAATCTTGGATCATATTTCTAGCCCAACATGTACCTTTAGAATGTTCATAAGGTACATTAACAACTTTAAATCTTTGATCATTTTTAAATTCATCTAAAACATCGAATTTATCATCTGGGTGAAATTGTCTACAGATTCCAAATACTAGTCTATCTGATTGTTTAGCATTTGCTATACAATCTCTTAATGTTGGTAATAACTCCGGGTCGCGATAACTCGCGATTGATATAAAAATTGTTTCCATAACTTATTTTAAATATAACTTAAATTTCTTGGGTTTCAATCAAATGTTTAGCTTTTTCATAACTCATATTATAAACTTTTTTTCTTCTTTCACCTGTAACAATTTCAAGTTCAGAACATAATACTATAAAACTATCAATATCTTTTTGATTACATTGTATTTTAGATGAATTAGCTAACGCTATTAATTTAGAGCGTGGTATAGATGAGTCTTGTTCTTTTTTCCTTCCGTTTTGATAATAGAGTTTTAATAATCTAAGATTTAACTCTAACTGTTTAAATGTAGGTGTTGCTAATAGACTTTTCATTTCACTATATGAAGTCCAAGTATAATAAGCGCTAAATGCTACTCCTATCAATATAATAAATTCTAAAAAGAATACCATGACAGCAAAAGCAATACTATTTTGTTTTACTTTATCTTCTTGTTTATTTAATTTTTTACCTGTTTTTTCTTCAAACTGAGCTATACGATTATCTCTCTCAGTCTCATATACTTTAACATCATTTTCTAGTGACTTAACAGTGTTTAACTGGCGTTTACTTAGCACTCCATCTTCATCATTAGTATTGATGGCTTGTATTTGTTGTTCCTTTAAAGCGATTCTTTGTGAGTATATAGCCGATATAGAATCAGATACGTTGGTTGTTATAGTATCTAATTTTGATGCTGTTATTTCACTAGTATCAATTAATCTATGAGCACCATTAAGTGATAGATAAAATGATCCAGATACTAATGCTAAACAAATTATTACTCCTGATGCTATATTAATAGTAAATTTACGTACACGTAATATAGTAGAGGTAAGTTGTTCAAAAGCAAATCGTTTAAATAATTCATATCCTGTCATAAACAAAATAATGAATACAGAGAAAAAAATATTTTGTCCTATAAATAATGCAGGAATATTATTAGTCACATCTTTAATAAAAAAATAACTAAACAATATTAAGAATATATTTCCTAAAAATGAGAAATAATAGAGTGTCCTACTTAATGGATTAAAACTTTTCTCAAAATTAAATGTTTCTAAGTCATTTTTAAGTCTAAAGTATTTATCTATCTTCATAATTCTTCTAATGTTTTATCTTGAGTCAAATTTATAACACCTGTGAATATATGGTGTTTACTATTTATATCTAATATTTGTCCTTCAAAATAAGTTTCTCCAGCCCAAGTGAATTGTTTTAAAACTTTAAATTTTCTTATTTTTCCTTCATAAGGAAATAACTCATTTAATAATTGTCTACGTTCACCACATCCACATCCTTCAGCTCCTGCTATTTTAGCTATAGCATCTGCTACTTTATCAATACCAAAAAAATTAGTTATTTTAGCTATTGTATCTCCTACACCTTTAGATTCTTGTTTCGGATCAAATCCTTCCATATTATCTATGTTTTATATAAATATATACGAATTAAAGAGAATTACGTTGTTTATCACCTTGCCATTGACCATCATACATTTCAGCGGACATACACTCATGAAAATATATTTGTGCTACTCTAGCATCTTGTTCAATGAATATTGTTTCATGTACATACAATAATGTACCCATAAATTCGGTTTTAAAGCCAGGATCAAATACAGGACTATTAATTATAGCACCGTTGCGGTAGAGAGATGATCGTTGTTTAATGAATGCTACTCTATTATCAGGTATATTACATCCTTCATTAAATGTAATATCATATACACCTTCATATAATAACCATCCTTCATCTCCATCTAATTTGATTGGGTCAATTGGAATGTAAGTAGTTAATTCAGTCTTATCTTTTAATATTTTACCTATTTTAGCATCTTTATTAAAAGTTCCTCCTACGACTCTACTAGAACCTACTTTATTTACTGCTTTTAAACTAAGGTCATAACCTACTTGTGCTGGTTTACCTTTTGTGTTTTCTAGAAGGAGTAATCCTTCATCTACTATTTGTTTTGCGTTTAACATATTATAAATTTATTAAAATTCTTCTGCTATTCCAACTGCTTCAGCTAATATAAGTAAAAAACCTCCAATTTCAAAATCTTGGAACATAATAGCTACACCTGCGAATATTCTAAAAACTGATTTAATCATACTGAGTCTGAAATGCCAATTTGTTTTACTTTCTTTTTGTTGCATATTATTACATTATTGATCTTTTTAAATAATCAGGTACCGCTTCTGAATCTTCACGTTCCCATGGGTATACTATCCATATACTTTCAGAGACTAAACTATAGTAAAAATTAGGTTCAACTATAGCTGTTTGTTTATAATGAATAGTAGCTGTAGAAAATAATTGATGATATTGTTTAAGAGTTACTCCTGAGTCACATATATCATCTACTATTAGAATATGTTCATATTCTTCACAGTCTCCCATTATATCAACATATGGTAAATTAAGTTTATGAGAAAGCAATACAGCTGGAATAAGTCCTCCTCTAGGTAATCCAGCTATTGCTTCTATAGATTTGCCACTAGTTTTAATTTGGTGAGCTAAACTTACAACAGCGTCTTCAATATTATTCCAGGTTAAGTATATTTTATTCATTATCTATTTTATTTTAAATTTCAACAATAAGATTGAAGATTTAATTTAATCATTTCTAATACTTCAGCTTTAGCAGTACGACTATGATCAGCAAATACTCCACTTACTTCACTTGTAACCATTGATGCTCCTTGATGTTTAACCCCTCTACAACTAACACATTGGTGTCCAGCATGTACTATTACCATCACACCTGCGTTATCTTCACAAACAGTATTTACAGCGTTATGAATAGCAACTGTAAGTTGTTCTTGGATAGCACCTCTACGAGCAAAATGTTCTACAATACGATTTAATTTACTTAAACCAACTACTTTACCTTCTTTACCTGGTATATAAGCTACGTGTGCTTTACCTAAAATTGCTTGGTGGTGATGAGAACACATACTAACAATTGGAATATCTCTTTCTAATACAATACCTTCATATCCATCAGATGGAAATGATGTAATGTCAGTTGGTAATTCATATCTACCTTTCCATAAATCAAATACATATGCTTTAGCTACACGACGAGGTGTTTCCATACTATTTGGATCATTTCTCCAATCAACACCTAACGCATCTAAAAATTTACCATATGCTGTTTCAGCTTCACCTACAATAAGCCATTTTTCATTATCTGTAAGTGAACGATGGAAACCATCTTCAATACGTGATTTTAATTGTAATGAAATACCATTTGCAAAACCAGGTTTAGCAGTTTCTAGAGCTTCAATATCTGCTACTGTTCTTCTTTTATTTTCCATCATTCTTATTTTCATTTAATTTATTAATATCTTGTTGAGTTTCCAAAAGTTTTAAAGCGACCATAGTGTTAAATGTAGCTATTTGATCCCACAGTCGTTGTATTTCTTTTCTAGATTTTTCTAATTGTCTATATTGGTAAATCTGTAAACTCATAAGTAATAAAGCTATACCTGTATAGACATTATCAGGAGTTATTGTTATATTCATTTTTATCTTTTTTGTTTGAATAGGTAGTAGCTAACCATAGTAAACCTAAAGGAATACTAAATGTAGCTACTAAACCTAATATTAAATTAATTATTTTATACATTAAGTGTTTTATTCCAGGCTGCAATATGAAGACGAGTCAAACCTCTAAATCTATATTTTTTAGCCATTTCTAAACAAAATTGAGTACGTTCTTCAAAATTAGATACATCATCTAATCCTGGCATACAAACCAAGTTGGTAAGAGGTATGCTAAATGGTATGACAAAGTCACGAAATAATTCTTGAACATCTTCTTCATTAGATATAACAAATTTAAATTGATAATTTTTATGTTCCATTACACGTTTAATAGCAGCTTCATTAATACGCTGTTTAACATCCATACCTGAATTAGATAACTTAGGTGAACAGTTGATTTGATCTATAATTTTAAATAAATCATCTTCAATTACTATTGTACCGTTTGTTTCTATTTCATTATAGTTATGCCTTACAATTAAATCATTCTCCGGTAATCTCCAAGCATATTCTTTACCAGGAAGTGTTGTTGATGGATCTACTTGTAATAGCCAATACTTATGAAAATTAACAATAGCTTCTTGATGTCCTTTAATTGTAGGTTCTCCACCTGTCCAAATGATATGAATAATACCATTTAATATATCATCATAAACACCTTCATCTTTCCAACGTTTAATTAAATAATCAAATTCTTTATCTTCGCCTCTCCATAACCATTGACTTGTTGAATCACAAGTCCAAGACGCTTTACCTTCTAACTCTAAATCACCTTTAAAAATTTCACCATCTTCTAATGATGCTTCTTTTAAAAGATTATTTGTAAATGCTCTACTCATACCACAAGTCAGATTACAAATACCTAAACGAACAAAGTATGAAGGTACTCCTGATGAAATACCCTCACCTTGGACAGAGTAGAAATCAGAGCTTATTAATAGTTTTTTAGGATCTATTTTACTCATTTTTTCTTACGTTTTAATTGTTTTTCTGAAATTGTTTCTCCTTCAAGACCTCTAATAATACTGTCTGAGATAGTTTTTGTAGATTCAACTACTGGTTCTGGTTTACGAGTTAATGATTTCCATTCTGTTTTGGAAACAAAAATCCACTCCCTTCCTACCATGTTGTCCGCTTTAAAGTCATCTAAGCGAATAATTGTTCCTGTTTTGACATTTTTAAGACACTTCATTGGTTAAATCCTCCATGTTTTTAGATAATTAAATATATGTTGTAAAAGTTGGGGTTCCAAAAGAAACCCCAATATGTTTAAATGTGTTTTTGAGTCAGCACATAATCCTAATATATGTTGAAATTCATGCATTATTTATTATATTCGTTTAATACTTTTTCTACTGCTGTTTTAGCTACTTCCCAACGTACAGGTCCTGTTTCATCAGCATAAGCTACAGGATCAGGACGACCTAGTTTAATAAATGCTTCAATACGCTCTACAGATGCTGCTGATTTATAATCTGAATACCATTCTCCTTCAAACCATATTGGTTTATAAGAAGTATTTGTACGCCTATAAACTTTATCAAATTCTAAATCTAGTATTTCACAACATTTTAAACCATCTTCTAAAATACCAAATTTATCAGTATTCAAATATGGAGTATAATGTGATACTAATTCTGAATCCCAATTACCAACTTTAAATGCTTCAAAATCAGCATCTCTAAACTCTTGTCTACAATCAGGATAAATAGCGTGATCACCAGCGTGAATACCCATTGCTATAATACATTCTTGTTTTTTATCTTTAGTCGCTTCTGATAATGCTACCGCTTGAATAAGTGAAGCAAATATCTTATTACGATTAGGAACAACAGTATCTTTCATATTGTCTTGTTCGTAGTGTCCTTCAGGTACATCTTTACCACCTGTGACTAAAGCTGAATTAAGTAATTGAGATAAACCATCCAACTTAATAATCTGATGTGTTACTTTTTGTCCTTTAGATTTTAAATATTCTACTAATGATTTAGCACGGTCTAATTCTACTTTATGTTTTTGACCATAATCAAAACCTAAAGCTGTTACTTGATAACCTTTAGCTAATAGATGAAGTAATAATGAACTAGAATCCATTCCACCTGAAAGACTTAAAACTGATTTTTTCATTTTTATTTTAAATTAAAATGGAAGAGTATTATCTTGTGATTCGCTTATCTTCCGTTCAAGCGATTTTTTTGATTTTAATTCGTATTGGATTTTATCAGTGTTGATAATATCTCTATAATTTGGATTATTAAAAAAAGCCATTAATAAATTTTCAGTATATAAATTTACAAGACCTGAATATTTAGGATTTGATATTTCTCTAGTTTGTACTGGTGAATTTTGTTGTCTAGCATATTTAGCTACTTCTAAACCTAATGTTGGACCAGCTGCTCTACCTAAATAATCATAAAGTGATTGTGTATTATTTAACATATTCTTTAAATTTATTTACATTAAAGCTAATATCATCAATTCGGTCAGATAAATCTTTTTCAAAATAATAAGCTAATTTTTCTTTTGGTTTCCAATTTATACCACTATCTGTGTAATGTTTACCTTCTGCTCCTACTAGGATAGGATTAGATGTATCTACTGATTTGATAAATTTCCAATCTTTATAAGCCATAAATTCTTGAGGTAAAGAACAACCAAGTAAATGATGGTAGAATGTTTCTCTAATAGTTTTATTTTCAACTAATTTTCTAATAAATTCCATTCTGCCATACATTTGATTCTTTAAAGAATTATCATATCCTAGTTCTTGATAGGCAATGCTAGAATGATTGAATGCTATATGTTTGTAGCCTAAATCAACTAATGTTTGATATGTAGTTATTAATTCACCTATTGTTTTGCCTTGACATACAGCCATTAAATTAACATCAATTTCCTTTAGTTTATCACCATAATTTATCATCCAATGTTTTGCACTTCTAATAGTTGAGGTTGAATCATTCCAAGCGTCAGGAATAATGAATACATTAGGATGAATAAGACTAATTTTTTCAAGTAAATCTTCTATTGTATGATCTACTCCTTCAAATAATCCATTATCCATTATAATGAATCTTTTATCTATTCTTGATTTTTGAAAGAATAATCTATACTGCATTGATTCATCTATTAAGTGAGGAAGACAATAATCATAATCATTCCATTTGTAAGCATAATCCATTAAACTAAGAGGTAGTTCGTGTGATATTTTCATTTATAATGTTTTAGTTGTTTCCTTAATTTTTCTATTTGAACTGATGCCCACCATTTTCCCATGTTGCCTGATGGTTTAAATTCATCTTGCCAATATTTAATTTTTTCTAAAATTGGTTTATTATGTTTATGAAGTATATCTATATCATAAAAACTATCATTCTCCAACATAGCATCATCCCAATGTCCTTCAGTATATGGAGGTGGATTTTCTAATTCATATTTATTGATTAATTCTTTTTGGAGTTGTTTACTTAATTTAGCCTTCATATATAGCAGTATTTTTAGCGTGTTCCATGAATTCTACTCTCGCTATTTTAACTCTACCGCTTGTTTCCTCTTGAACAAATGTATTTAATTTCTCAAATATAAATTTAGCAAATTGTTCTGCTCCAACAGCTGGAATGACTCTAAGCTGAATTATACCTAGTTGATCCATTGTTTTAAATCCACCTATTCCAGGATCATCCTCTGCAATAATTGTAGTATGATCAAACATGTAGTCCATCCATTCTTTAGGATTCATATTATCAATAGTACCTTTAGCACGTTTCATACCTCCAAAGTCCCAAACCCAATTTTTTTCATCTAATTCACCTTCAAACCATACTCTAAATGATACTCCATAACCGTGGAGAAAACGACAGTGTGTACCTTCTGCTTTCCATTGACGAAACACACAACTAAATCCGTCAAATAATTTTGTTGATTGAAATTTACTCATATACTATATTTTTTTAGATCTTCCGCGTTTTTGTTTAGTTCTAAAACTGTAATTTGTTTTTATTAATATATATAATTCTTTTAAGGTACCCTCGAAATCTTCCATTTTTCTTTCTAAGTCTTCTTTTTCTATTTCAAATATACTAGTTATAGATTTAATATAATTTTCTAAACGTTGTGGTTCATCTTTTTCAAAATCATTCATTAATCGTCTCCAGCGTTCTCTATATATTGATTGTGATTCATGTCTACTAGCAGGATCAACAATATGTCCTGTTTTTTCTTCCATTTCATGAATAGCATATTGTGCCTGCCAATAATATGAAGAAAAATCAAAATCTCCATTATCAATCCTAGCATGTAATGCATCTTTGGATGATAATGGAGACTTCTCTTTAAATTTTCTCCACCAAAAGAATTGGTTGTATTTAATAGCCTGTAATTTGGCTATTTCTCTATTAACAGTTTCTATAGAATGTTTCACCATAACCTTTATTATTAATTAAATATAATTAATTTTCTTTGGTCAAAAATTCTTTATTTATTTGTGTACTATCTTTATGGTGTTTAGGAATATAAGGACAATGTTTACATTTATTACCACAACATTCTCCTCTCTCAATGTGGTAGAGGGCAGTAAATACTACCCTCACCCCATCCATATAATAATGTATATCCTTTATAAATTCAACCATCACCTATTTGTTTTAATACTATAATATAAGCTGTTAACTATATTTTGTACTAGATTATCACTTTTCATTTTATACTATCTCACAAGCGCCTCCAGCACACGCGGCTTGGTCCATTAACGCTGTATCATCGCTAAATTCAACAATCTTACTTAAATCAATATTATGTAAATATTTAGCCATTTCATCAAATTGTTCTTTAGTAATATCTTCAAATGGTGCTTGAGTATAAGTACCTCCAAAATAAGGTAATACTGATAGTCCATTAAATGTTTCTTTATTTTCCCACATCCATTTGCCTACTTGTTCCCACTCACCTTCTTGAATTGATACAGTCGCTGATACGTTGTTTGTATTTGCTCCTTTGCGATGACCTTTTTTAACCCACTGTACATTAAATTTCTTAGTACGCTCAAGCATATCAAGTACATTTTCAGTTCTTAAAATAGAACCTTCTGGTGCTTGTTGAGGTACTGAAATTACAGCTTGTATTGTTGGTTTAAAGAAATCATCTTCAACTAGTTCAGGATGGTTAATTGCAAGGTAAGAGTAAATTGCTTCATTTTTACCTACTCTGATTCTACGAATATAGTAATCATTATGCCAAGCATGAATTCCAGATGCAGTTCCTAATACTAATGAACTAGTACCTGATGGTTTAACTGTAGTCACACGAGATGCTTTGTTTACTTTTATAATATCAGCAACACGAGTATTTTCTTCTTTAGCTAAATCAGCTGCTTTCTTTAAATCATAATTCAAGATAACTCCAGAACCAATACCTGTCATCCCAACACCTAATAAAGCTTCTTTTTCAGTTGTTTTTTGCCATACTTCTCTTAAGTAATGGAAATCAGTATATGCTGCTTGTAAAGTTCCAATAAAAGAACCTACACGTACTCTTTCGTTTAAATCTTCTTGTGATTCAATATTTGAAACATTTACTTCACATAGATTACAGAATTGGAAAGCTTTAAGAGCAATCTCACAACATGGATTTGTTCCCCACTCTTTATCATTACTAAAATAAATACCTGGTTCACCTGAGTTACTTAATTCAATTTTTTTCCATAATTTGAAAAATTCACTTTCAGTAATTTTATGACGCATAACTACAGCTGAGTTATTTGCTCTTCCACGTTGTGGATTTTGTTCCCACCAATTTCCAAACTTACAAGTTAACATATCTTCATCATCTAAATTAAATAATGAAATTAATGCTGCTCTTCTAATACCTCCTGATAGTACTGCATCTGCAATATGGCAAGCCATATCATGAGCATCTATTGATGTTAGTTTATCACCATTTTTCTTACGTTCAAATACCTTTTGTAAATTAAATAAACATTCTTTTAATGGTTCAGGGCCAGGTGCTTTACCACCTACAGTAATTAACTGAGCGCCTTTAGCTCTAATATCTCTAAAGTCAAATGTTGGAAGTGGAGCTCCTTGAAAATATGCTTTACAAAGCATTCTAACAGCATCAGCCCATCCTTCAATACTATCACCTACTAAATATCTTTTATGTTTAGTTGGTACTTTAATTTCAGGCAAATTATCTATATGATGTGTTTGTACACTATATCCTACTCCACATCCACTTAATAGTAAGAACATTATTTCGCTAAAAGCACGCCAATCATCGAGAGGCAAAAAAGAACAATTAAATATACGAGCATTATTAAGCTCAATGGGCTTACCCGCGAACTGTAATGAGCGCATAGATGGTAAAACTTTTTTATCATATACTAATTTATAAGCATTTTCAATTTCATCTTTTAATTGGGGGAACTTTACTTGATGCATTTCTTTGTTTCTTGTTACTAACTCTTCCCATGTTTCTCTTCTGTTTAATTCTGGTCTATACTTAGCATACTTCATATAAGTAGTTATTTCGCTAAGGATACTCTGTGTTACATCCATTTTTTGTTATTTAATAGTTAAGTGTATGATGTCATAGTCATTTTCATGACTTTTTATTTTTTAATAAATCTTTAAAGTAATCGACTGTCTAGTTCAGTCATGTTGATATACAGCATAAAATCTTCAAATATATCTTTAGGAACACCATCTAATGAATTAGAATGTTCTTGAAGAAGTGTTGATGAAACTGTATTACTTGTATTCTCTAAAATCAATGAATTGAATTTATTAAATACTTCAATCATTAATGTGTTTTCAGTATAGTCACCGAAATCTTCATTGTCTTGAAGATATTGATCCATTAATTTTTCTATTCGTTTTTTAGAGAACTCCATTTTTGTAAAGTTTTTTTACTTCTTTAATTATATATCTGGTTAATTTTATAACTGTTTCTTTTAGCTTTTGTAACAAAGCTTTTTTCTGTTGTCCTATACGTAATCCTTCAAATGGAACACTAACATTCTTCATTTGGGGTTCTAAATATTGACGATAGGCCATTCCTGCTAGAAAAATGAATTTATCTTTTTGGAGATTGTAACCTTTTTGTTCTAATTGTTTTTTAACAACTTCAGACCACGCCTCACGATCAGGTGCTGGTAGATCTTTTAATGTTAAATTATATGGTGCTATGGTTTTATTTAGTGGTACTAAATGGTACTTAGCAGATATAATATATATATGATTTGAGGGTGCTAATTTTTTAGCATATTCTAATTGTTTTTTAAACAAATCAGAATTATATAATTTTTCGGCAGGCATTGACTTTTCTTCTTTACCTGCGGAACATGAAACTAATACAACTGTACTCATGGGTATAAATATGGATAAATTAACTATTGTTATTAAGTTCAAAAAACTTTTTCTTTAAAATATCACGATCTACTGAGTCAAAATTATCATTTAATTTAGTTGGTTTTTCACGTTCTAGTGTTTCTTCATCTAGTTCATTATTATCAATATGTATATGGCCTGTAGAAGTGTCTATGACAGCTGAATAAGTTATACCATCCATTCCATATCTATTTTTCATGACATGGAATCTACCTGTACCACCTGCTTTGTCTTGACGTCGACGTGATAATGATAATGCAAAATCAGTAATCATCATTTTATTGTATGAACCTGCTGCTTTATCACCTTCAATAATATTATCGTTAGCACCAGCTCTATTAACCTGACTAACACTCCATATTGGTAAATTTAATTCACGTGCTAAACCTTTAGTAGCCATATATACATCATCAATTTCTTCTTTACGTTCTTTACTTGATCTATCAGCGCGTAATAAATCAATATAATCTATAAGGATTAAATCAGGTGACTGATCTAAATCTCTACATTTCTGTATATGTGATTCAATAGTACTTATAGTCGCTTTACCCATCGGATATTCTTTAATAACCAACTTACCGGATAAATTAGATACAACAGATTCAACGTTTTTTCTATGTTCTTGAATTGTATTAACTGGTATATTAGTGAAACAAGCATCATACCTTTTACCAACATAAGCTTCACTTAATTCAAGTGTGTAATGATTAACATTAAATCCAGCTTGTATAGCCGCTGCTCCTAAGGCAACTAATGACCAACTTTTTCCACCTCCTGGACCTCCAAATATTAATCCAAGATCACCACCACCCAAACCACCTTGTAATAAACCATTTATAACAGGCCAAGGTGTAGCAATTGGATTTCTATATTCTTCACGATATCTATCTTCAACATCCTTTTCATACTCATGACCTAAATTTTTATCCATTCCTGCTTTTAAAGCATTATCAACAAGCGCTCTAATATCATCATACATACCTGATTGTAGTAAATCAACTGATGTTAATAGTGCTTTTTTTAATTGTTGATTTTTACAAAAATTACTAAATTCAGCTTCAACATAATCAGCATCTTCATTTGATGTTTTATAAGCTTCTTTAAGTTGTTCTACTACTGTTGTTTTTAATACTTCATTCTCAATCTTTTTTACTTCAATATGAAGTATATCAAGTGTTGGAGTTGCATGCCATTTATCAAAATATTTAGTGATAGTTTCTACTAACCATTGATGTGCTTGATTATCAAAGTAATCTGGTGTTACTACATCTCGAATATTAAGTAGAAATTTTTTATTTTTTAAAAGTGAACTAATCACCTTAGTTTGAAAATTCAAACCATATTGGTTTAATTTTGAAAATGTTGTCATAACTTATTTTGTTTTATATACTTGAAGATAGCTAAATATTTCTGAAAGCCAAACTTCTACATTAGGTATTGAATTACCAAGCTTATCTTCATTGTACAGCTTTAAAAAATGTAACTTATCTATTTTATTAGGTTCATTATGTATTACTTCTTCTATCTCAATAATACTATTCTCAGGCATAATTGGATCTGATAGATCCATTAATTCTTGATTTATAAGTAATTGTTTTTTAAAATTAACAATATTACCATACAAACCATGTTCATTAACTAATTCTGTAGATTTTTCTAAAATACTCTCTAAAGTAACAGCGTTGGTACTTTCTAATTCAGGAAATAATTTAAATAATTTTTTAGGTCCTAATCCTTTTACACCGGGTATATTATCTGAATTGTCACCCATTAGTATTTTTTGGTTAAGATAATTATATGCTTCTAAACCATATTCTTCTTTAACTAACTTAGGTGTATAAAACTTTTTCTTAATAGGAGAATATACTGTTACTTTAGGAGTTACTAATTGTAAGAAATCTTGATCTGCTGACATGATATAAACTTCATCTTCAACTCTTTTAGTTATGTATCCGATAACATCATCCGCTTCTACTTTATCAATAGATAGTAAACCAACAGGTAAACATCTTAGATATTGAACTAAACGTACTAATTGATTTTCAATTGATTCAGACTCATCATCTTTATCATTAAATCCATCCCAATTAGTTATACGTTGAATTTTTCTATGAGCTTTATACTCAGGAAATAAATTCTTCTTATTAGTAGTACTGCCTGTACCATCAAATACTAGAATTACTCTAGTAGGTTTAATATGCCTAATAGCAAAACCAATTGATTTTAGAAAACCAGTGAGCCCACCAATGTGGGCTCCACTAGGATTCATATGGTTAATCATGGCGAAACTCCTAAGAAATGTATTCATAGAGTCTATAAGAAGTACTCTACTATTTAAATGTAAAGGTTCGTCTTTGGCACTTGTTATACCATCAAGCATCTGCTTGAACATTTTATTCTTCGTCATTATCTATTTCTATTGTAGGTGAAATACTGATACTTTCTTCCCATTCACTATTATCTTCAGTAATTTTTAATTCATCCACATTAGTTATAGATTCTGAAAACCACTCATGAGCGTGTTGTTTTTTATATTCTTTTGTAGCATCTGGATCATCTTCAATAAAACCATGTGGTGTTACTATAACAGTTGATGATGTAGCTACTCCACAATCAGCGTGAATTTTATCTATAGATACTTTTGTACGTTTAGCAAACTCAACTTTTTTACCTTTATGTTGAGCATGTATTTTAGATGTACCACTATTAGTCACATTACCAAATGTAATTACAATTGAAGCGTCCCAATACATTGTATTACCACCTTTATTAGTCATTCTTGGTTGACTCATAGGTGTAAGTGCTGGTTGAACTCCTACTTTATTAATTACAAAAAATGTATTTGTGAATTGTGAGTTATCTTTACGAGACATTGGAAACTTTTGATTAATAAAGTTACCAAACTGTGTTGACATGGCACCCGCGTTCCACATCGGATTGTTTTTACCTTGTTCGATACTTAAATCACATGGTATAGAACCTACTGAATCCCATAGAAACAATAAATCATGAGGTAAATTACCTTTCTTTTGTTCATCTAAAATATCAGCTATGAACGCTGATACATCTTCAATTGAATTTAAAGATGATCTATCAACATAAAGAAAGAAACCACTATAATTCATTACTTCGCCTGTTGCTTCATCTGGAATTGCATTACATTGAAATCCCATTTTTTGAGCATGAATGAAATCCCATTTCATCTCAGTGATGATAAACACAGGCAATATACCCATCTTTTGAGCAGCGACAGCTGTCTCAATCAATAGTGTTGTTTTACCTGTATCTGAACCACCTCTAGCTATTGTGATATGACCCATTGGTATACCAGGTATAGATAAAGTGTCCTGCATCGCTGGTGAAAATGGGATCCACTTCTGCGTCTTAAAATTTGATGACTGATCCAGCTTTTTTGTTTTCTTGAATTTATCAAGATCAAATGTACCCTTAATTGCTTGAGAAACACTTGTATTTACACTTTTAGCTGATTTAGCCATAATAATTATTTATTAAAAAGTTCATCAAATTCATTCTCGTCAAATCCTTTTTTCTTAGTATTTAACGCATAATTAGTCTTAGGTGATTCTACTACTGGTGTGTCTGTAACTTCGTCAGTTGTTTCTTCTTCAGTAGTTGTTTCTTCACTTGGTTCTAACCATTCCATCAACATGTTTTTCATTTCATCAAACTCATATTTCTTATAGAGTTCAAGTACATCTGGTTGTTCACTAATCCATTTTTTAATGGCTTCATTATCATCAGATAATCCTGATGTTTTTGGTTTAATACGAACTGATGATTTATTGAATTTAGTACCTGTAACTTCAGGACCAACAGTATCGATTGTTAAATCTCTACCATCCATAATATCAGTGTAATCTCCAATATCCTCATCTTCAGCAATACCTAATAGTTCAAGATACATTTCCCTACCAAACTGCCATAGACGAACACCTTTATCTTCTTCGCCTCTAACAATAACAGGAACAAATATCCTCATTTTAGGACTAATTTTCTTAGCTAATGACCAATTTTCCTTGTCACTAGTTTTTCTTAACTGAGATGCAAATTCAACAATTGGATCTTTTTCACCAAAGTTAGTTAACGATAACATTGTTTTGTTTCCAATACCATAATGAAACATCACTTCTCTAAACGGATTAGCTTTGTTAAATTTGGATGGAACAATACGAATTACTGCTTTGCCAATAGGTGGAGCCCAAAATGTCTTAGTACGATCTTCTTTAATGAAGCCGCCTTTTTTGTTTTGCAACGATTGCATACGTTGCTTAATTTGATTTAAATCCATATTATAACTGTTTATTTATTTATAACTAAATATAGCATCAGAAAAATTAGAGGCCAAACCTAAGTTAACAAAAGCTTTCATTTCTAAAAGCTCTTAGTTAATATTAATTATTTTGTGAATTGTTGTTTCCAATTTTCTTAATTGGTCTGGACCTTGTGTGAGTAGAATTGTGTTGCGATAGTCGTTCCATTCTATTCTGTAATTAGGATCTGCATAACCATTATTTAAAGATTTAATTAACGCGTTTAAAGCATTAATAGTATATAAAGTATTCGATTCTTTTTTACGATGTACTAATATAGTGTTAGGTAATACAGAAGTTGTACTCATATTACCTGGATCAATATTATAAGTAAATATAACCTCGTCACTATCTTTTGATTCTAAAATAAAAATTTTATTATATAGAATAGAGTAGCGACCAGTTATAATGTCTAACGTTTGATCTATGTCTTCTTTCTTTGCGAAAGTTCCGAATAACTTATTGGCCAATTCTTGTATGGTTATATTATATTCCATAAATATGTTATTTTTTTACTAAAGCGCCATAATTCTCGCCAACACTCATACGGGTTGGGAAACCATTAGCCTCTAGCTCTTGTTTAATTTTGGGTAATAATGTTTTAATATCTTCTTTAGCTACATCTAACAATATAGAATCATATGTGTATAATACTATTTTAGTTTTTTTACCATCTAGTAATTTTAACACACGTTCTAATGTTAATGTATTATAATATGTTTCGTATGATTGGATTAAGTAACTTAATATTTTATTTTTATTTGGATTTTCTATTTTTATTTGTGGTATAGTAATACCTGAAGGTAATATTAAACTATTAATATGTGTTGATTTGAATTCTTTCCATTTATTATCTAACCATTCATTTAATTTAGCAAAAAATGGAAACCAAGCATATTCATCTCTAATACCACCATATATGTTTTGGAACATAATTTCTTTAGGTACTTCATCATATGGTTCACCTTCAAATGTATAACCAATCATTTTAGCTATTATACGTGGATGGTAAGCACTGTAATCAAATTCAACAAAAACATAATTATTTGGTTCAAATGACTCACGTGCGCTACCCTTAGGTAAAGCGGCGTAATTAACGCCATTAAATGCGTTTGACGGACGAGTAGTTAAATTATATAAATTGTATTGTGTATAAACTGTATTCCCGTAAATCGAATTATCTTTCCAAGTAGTTTCAAAATGTTTATTAAACTTACGTGAATCAATACCTATACCACTTTTTTCAATCTGGTAAAATACTTCAGTAAACGTATTTAAAAATTCGTTTTTATGATTAGTGTAAAATTTAGAAAAATATAATTTATCCTTTAAATGAGTATATATATTTTCCCATTTTTCATAATGTTTAGGTATGGGTATAAGTGAATTTAAATCATTTATATAATATTTTTGATTATTAAAATCAGTATGTACTTTAGTATCAAATTGTGATTCATCAACATAATTAGTAAAATTAATATCTAATAAATTATCACCTGATAGAAAATATAAATGGTATTTTTTATCTAAAACATAGACAGTGTCAATACTAGAAATAAATTCTTTAACTGTTTCCCAATCTAGCTTAAATGCTTCACTATGGTCTATAGGTAATATATAACCTTTATCTCCATCATTATAATACACCAAACATGGTTTAGTTAATGATGGATGACTATTATCATTTAATGTAGTGACATTAATAAAACAAGTATTGTTTTCTGGTTTACCTAAATGTTCAAGTTGTTCTTTTGTTTCGACTATATAAAACATAACCTTTATTATAGATTAAATATATAGTTAAAAATCTAGATAACCAAATCTTTATTTTAACAAACTATTTCTTGCGCTGTAAGTGCTCTATTAGTATTCGCTGTTACAACAAATGATCCTACACAAGATGTACTTGCTGCTGGACATGTTGTATTTGTACTTGCGCCATGGAAGTAAGTATCACCACCAGAACCTGGATTAACTGCGTTATCAGCTACTTGATAGTATATTGTTGTACCATTAGCTATACTGACAGGACCATATTTAACTACACAACCTGTACCCATAGCTGATCCTCTTCTAGTCCAGTTAACATTATCAGTTGAAGTATATAATGCCGCTCCACCTAGGAAAGTAACATCTGTTTTAGCGTAAATATTAACTGTAAATGTTGTTACAGCAGGTGATGTACTTGGAGTATTACTAATTGATTTACTTATTGAAATACTTGGTGTGACACTAGCTGCCGCTACTGATCTACTTGGTGTAATACTAGGTGTGTTACTAATAGATTTACTTATACTAATACTTGGTGTATTGCTTATAGATTTACTAATTGATATACTTGGTGTAACACTAGGTGTTCTACTTAGTGTAATACTAGGTGTTCTACTAATAGATTTACTTATTGATATACTTGGTGTTTTACTTATACTAGTACTTATTGATATACTTGGTGTAGCACTAATTGATGTTGATTTAGTGATACTAGGTGTTGGTGAAGGTGGAGTACAAGAAGTTTCATTAAATATCTTACCAGCATCAGTTGGATTGTCTCCAATATTCCAATAGCTTACACCATCAGATAAATATACAGCATACGGATTACTATTTTCACTAATTGGTATACTTAATCCTGGATCAGTGTATATGGTAGTTCCGTTTGATAGATTAGTCACATTAGGTAAAGTGTAATAAGTAGTTGTGCTTATTGTTGGATACCACCCACAAACTTCAAACCCATCATGGAAAACTGTATCGTTGCCATTAGCTAATAACCATGATCTATAAGATATTGTTGGTGAAGGAGTTACAGATGGTGTTCGAGTTGGTGTTATAGAAGGTGTATTGCTAAATGATGGACTAATACTAATACTTGGTGTATTTGATATTGAGTTGCTTATAGTGATACTAGGTGTTATAGATGGAGTATTACTAATAGATTTACTTATTGATATACTTGGTGTTACACTAACTGATATTGATTTAGTGATACTAGGTGTAACGCTTGGTGTTGCACTAATACTAATAGATGGAGTAACAGATGGAGTATTTGATATTGATTTACTAATTGAAATACTTGGTGTTACACTTGGTGTTGCACTAATACTAATACTTGGTGTATTTGATATTGAGTTGCTTATAGTGATACTAGGTGTTACAGATGGAGTATTACTTATAGAGTTACTAACAGTTATACTAGGTGTGTTACTAATAGAAGCACTTATAGTAATACTAGGTGTAACGCTTGGTGTTGCACTAATACTAATAGATGGAGTAATACTTGGAGTATTGGATATTGATTTACTAATTGAAATACTTGGAGTTGGACTAATTGATATGCTTGGTGTAGCGCTAATTGAAATACTTGGAGTAACACTTGGAGTATTACTTATAGAAGCACTTATAGAAATACTTGGTGTATTACTTATAGAGTTACTCACTGTTATACTAGGTGTTACAGAAGGTGTATTACTAATAGATGGACTAATTGATATGCTTGGTGTATTACTAATTGAGTTACTTATAGTGATACTAGGTGTTACACTTGGTGTAGCACTTATAGAAATACTTGGAGTGTTAGATATTGATTGACTAATAGAAATACTAGGTGTTGTACTAATAGAAATACTTGGTGTTACAGAAGGTGTGTTACTTATTGAGCTGCTTATAGTAATACTTGGAGTATTACTTATAGAATTACTAACAGTAATACTCGGTGTATTGCTTATAGAATTACTAACAGTTATACTTGGAGTGTTAGATATTGATTGACTAATAGAAATACTAGGTGTTGTACTAATAGAAATACTTGGTGTTTTAGATACACTTATTGAAGGTGTTTCACTTGGTGTTCCAGATATACTAATTGAAGGTGTTACACTTGGTGTTTTAGATACACTTATTGAAGGTGTTTCACTTGGTGTTCTACTTGGAGTGGCACTAATACTAATACTAGGTGTTATACTAGGACTAGCTGTTATAGATGAATTTATTGATGGTGTTATACTAATTGTTGGTGTAATACTAGGTGTTATACTAATACTTGGAGTAGCACTAATACTAATTGAAGGTGTTTCACTTGGTGTAACACTAACACTTATTGAAGGTGTTTCACTTGGTGTAGCACTAACACTTATTGAAGGTGTTTCACTTGGTGTAACACTTGGTGTAGCACTAATACTAATTGAAGGTGTTTCACTTAGTGTTACACTTGGTGTAGCACTGATACTAACTGAAGGTGTTATACTAGGAGATTTAGAAATTGATTTACTTAAAGTAACACTAGGTGTTCTACTAATTGAAGCAGATTTACTAATACTTGGTGTTTTTGATGGTGTTCTAGATATAGTAATAGATGGTGAAACACTAATACTAGGTGATAATGAAGATCCAATTGATGGACTTACACTTATTGAAGGTGTGGGACTTGAAGTTGGAGTTATTGTTATACTAGGAGTAGGTAATGATGAAACTGATAGATCAAGTTCTTCATATATTGGTACTTCTACCAACACTACTGGATTGGTTATAATTTCTAGTTCTAAACGTTCATTAATTAAAGTATATTGAAGGGGATCAGTTAAATATTTGTTTAGATTTATAATAGTTTTATTTGCATCTGCTATAGCGCGTAAGTTAGAATCTATAAGACCAGGTTGAATTCTAACATTATTTTTATATACATCATTTAATGGACCTGTTAATTTCCATCCTATAACAATAGCATTATATGAATTTAAAAAACTAACATCATTTCTATATTTGTTAAAATTAATAGCATTTAACTCATATATGTTATTTTCAGGTATTGTTGATGCCTTTAATTGAACTATATAACGAGGAAAAAATCCTAAACTATAATCAGTATCTGTTGGTTGAATGAAATCTGATTTTAATAAAACTGTA